AATCGCCTGGACAATAGAAAGACTATGCTACGCCCATGCACGGTAGCCGAGAATAATAGGAACATGGCTCACCGCCGTGAACTCCAAAACAGTTTTTGAAATTTTGTTTTCTCTCTTTAGTGACACGCGGGTCAATAAAACTCCCAAGCCCCCGGTGTACAACACTCGCGATAGTATGTGTCCCACAACTCTGCTCTGTACTCGTCGAGCGCCCGATCCTTGCGCGTGTCGTCGAAAAGGCGCCAGGCGTTCTGAATCACGTTAGCCGCCTGGTCGGGAGTCATGTTTGACTTCACACCCGACCACCCGGACCCGGTGTGAGAATGACACGAATTTTTACAGGGCCCTACCCAACCGTCATGGGCCCGCACGGGATGAAGTTGAAGTGTTTCTGAACCGTGTGGTCCAAACACATCCCACCCCCTTTCAGGGCCGGCATCTGACACGTGGCGCGTGAACACGTCGTCGTCTTGACGGCGACGGGCGAGTGCCGACACATGGGACACGATGTTTTTTTCATCGCGCTCCACTTATTCAGACACTCTTTATGGAACTTGTGACCACACGAGGTCGTAGCCGTGGGCCACCACTCGAGCGCCTGGCAGCACACAGGGCAGTCGTCCATTCGGTCAGGGGGTTTTATGGGGTGACCGGACCGAGAGTCGGCACGAGTCAGGTGGACACATAACCTCCTTTCCCTAAAATTCTTTTTTCTCTTAGTCCACATCCAACTCCATTAGTAAATTAGTTTCAAATGTAGTAACCTCCTTGAGAATGTCTGTTAATAATTGGACATTGTCAAGTAGGGCAAAGCGCTGTTCGTGACTGGCCGAGTTCTTGATCTTGTGCATGATGTGGCTTATGAGATTGAGGACGTGGCGGCGGTTTGACATTTTGGGTACAGAGGGAGACGGGGCACGGGTCATGGGCGTGCACAGAACATGAAATTACACAAACTCAACCTCCGCGACCCAGTCCTCCCCGAGCAACACCTCCTCCTTGATGCCCGCGGGTGGCCACCCTGCATATCCGTGCCCCCCCTCCGTCTTGGGATCGTGGCGGGTGATGATGGGACCACCCTCAAGCCACATGAGGGCGCTGCGGTAACTCGATAGAATCTTGAGCTCCTTGCCCTGGAGGGATTCAGGGGTGGGCTCGAGGCGAGGAGTCTTGTCAACCTCTATCGCCGCGCGAATAGCCTCCCACTCCGTGACGTTGGGGGTCGGACGCAGGTTGCCGAAGGTGCACGGGCGGAAGCTCAGAAACTTGACGGTGGTGGCCATTTTGGGATGATTGGCTGGCGGCGGGCACGGCTTCCACGTGCACAGAACGTGTTTTTAGACGCACTCCAGCCAGTCGGGTCCGCCCATCCTCTCCATCCTATCTGGCTGGAACACAGTCTTGACCAGTTCCTCCTTGTCTACCCGTGGGGTGATCTTATCCAGTGGCCACTGGTAACCGCCATCTTCCATGGCGTCCACGATTCCCTGCATATTGTATATGAGTTGAGACACAAATTCAACTTTTGTAGAAAGGCACATGGGCATCTCGTACTCGAAATCATTTGAGTCAACCATAGACCTCATTTTCAGAACAGCTTTTTGCCCAATAACCTCGTAGATGCTTAGACCGTTCGGATAAAACTCGTGTCCATGTCGCCATCCAGTCTCCGGAAACTTGGGGTGGGCATCCTTGACGAAGGACTCGAGTTCCTCTAGAGTGTCGAAGTACCAGCTCCTGTCACAGCCGGGGCAGTCGTAGCGAGAGAACTTGAGCATGTACATCGTGTGGTGGCCGGGTCTTTTTTTGGTGTTTGGCTGGCGGTGGGCCTGGCCCTCGCGGGTACAGAACGTGTTTTTACCCCCGACGCGCTCGCGCCGCCCTCGCGCTATTAAAATTCGCCACCTTGCGCTTATACGTCTTGACGTTGTTGGAGTTGGTATAACCCACAATATAATTCGTCCCGATATTATTCGTCGTCTGGACCCAGTTGTTTGGGTTTATTTTATTCGTCACGTTTGTCGCGTTACTATTGAACCAATCCTTACCGTTCACGAGGTACATGCGCTCGGTTTCGGCATTGCGCCCGCGCTTCGCGCCCGCCCGTGTCGCTGCACGCCGGGTAAGGATGCCCCTGAGATTATTCTCATTGACGGTATATCCCGATCTATTGGCGTAGTTCCGGACTCTATTAGCGAATTCACTGTTGGAGTTTGAAGTTCTCCAGAAATAGGTCATCATATTCTTGGGAATGGGTACTGGGGGAAATTTAGCGATTAATTTCTTTCTATAATTCCTGTAATTCTGACCGTTCGCATTAACCTTGTAGTTTTTCGCGGACTGCAAGAGTCTCATACCATGATTAAAAGAACCCGCCTGATTTACAAACTTATTGAACGTCGCCGCCGTCATGATAGGGCGTTTCGCGTTCAGACGGATGGCCTCGGCGCGAACTCTGGGTGAGAATATTTTATGGGCGTTCCCTACACGGCCCGTTTTCAAGAAATTCACGGAACCCCACTGCTTCAAGTTCTCCAACTTATTCTCGTTGTTATACGTGAGCGGTCTGTACGACTTGGGCAGCTGACAGCTCGGTGAAATTTTGTTTGTAAATTCCTTGCGTGTGTACATGATGACATCAAAACCCATGAGCCGCGCCACTCCTGGTCTGTACGGCTGGCTGACCGTCATGAAGTAGCGCTCGAGCTCATCCTTTAGCCACCATCTGCATTCTATCTGTGTAGTTGGAAAATTAGAATTGCATATGTAACCCTTTCCGTTCCGGATAACACAGGCCCACACGTGCGGCATCAACTCCGACTCGCGAGAAGGAGAGACGTACACTATAGCGCCCGTGAGATCGTACCCTCTTTTTTCTAGCACCAAGTCCCTCATTTTAAAAGTGTGACCACCACCGCTATACATGAGGATAGGGGCCGTCCAGCTATTGTTCTTGAACTTGTACCGCCATCTTTCATCATTCAACATCCTAAAATCACGCCCGACCCTGAACCCCAAGTGTCCGAGGAGGGCCGGGAGTTCCCACGACGGGAAGCCACCACCCGTGCCCTTGGATTCTTTTGTAGAGCTGGCGCGCCACTTGACGTTCTTCGTCAGGTATGCGTTCAAGCCCGACTTGGGAATGAGCCGCCCTGGACCTCCCACGGCACAGATGTACTGGTTCAGAAATTTCCAGAAATAAATAGCGCTTGTCTTCTTGACGGCACCCTTGTATGGGCACGGCGCGTTGATATTTGAATTGAAATAGGCGCGTTGTCTGTTAGATAACGTGGGCAATGTCTCCTGAAGCTTCTGCCACAGGATCTTTAGGCCGTTATCAGATGTGAGAAATATGTTCAAAGATGAAAAGAACCAACACGTGGTCCCCGTCTGGCCCACGCCCACGTTCATTACTCTATATTCAGTTTTTATTTTCTATTGTGAATTTAGATGAATAACGTGAACACGGCCATAGGGATCTTGGCAACGAATAGGAAGAATTTGATATCAAAATTCCTAGTCCAGCTCAACTCTGAAGAGCGAAACAACTTTATGAAGAACGGCATGAATAGGAAAGAGTGGATACGGCGGTGGCTACGCAACAGGCGCAACTACGACAACGAAAGAATAGCAAGCCGTGTAGCCAACTACAACGATTCAACCACCTTCAATAGGTACATCAATACACTTAATAAATTGATGAACGCCAATATGAATTTAAATAGATTCAACTCTCCGAAAAATGGTAGAGGTCCCTACGCGTCTCTGAGCGTCGGTGACAAAGGCTATATCCAACTAGAGCCTGTTTGTAGAAACAACTTTAATAGAGGCGTCTATATACACTATGGAAAGACTAGTAAGCAATATAGAGGTCAGAGGATAGGGTTCAGATTGCGCAAGACGGCTGTGAACGCGTCTAGAAACACGGGCATCCCTCTTTGGCAGGTTTCGCAAAATATAGAACGTCTCGTGAAGGCGGGGAACCTTCCAGTTTCGGGTAAAATTATGAAGGCACTGGGAGCGACCCAGATCAATTACGCACCCCCGTGCCGGGCTGAAAATAAGCGTGGCCCCTATAATTATGCATTCGTCGTGGGACTGCCGGTGCGCCCGTCCGTGAAGAAGGCGCGCGTGGTCACAGTACCTAGAAGACCACGGTCAGTTATGAGACCGCGGCTTCAGAGTACGTCAGCCTCCTTCTTATCGTCACGGATCTCCACAAAGACCGGCAGGAACAGCGACTTTTGACCCGTCTTCTTGTCCTCGATGAGCGCATTGTACTTGACGGACACTATCTGACCGATGAAAACCGAAGGGTCGCACGACCGCTCCTCGTCATCGAGGCCCGTGCCCACCGCCGACTTCACGACGCCATCGACCGACTCAACCATCAGCGAGCCAATTTTGCCCTTATACTTGCCCGTCCCCGGCACGACCCCCGTGACGCGCAGGTCCGCCTCGAGCTCCGCCTTCATCTTGACCTGGTGCTTGACCCGCTTGTCTTCCCACGGACCCCGGGGATCCTTGAGGACCAGACCCTCCTCACCCTCGGCCAACTTCTGCTGGTAGAGCTCCTGCGCCTCCTCCATAGAGCGCACGGTGGACGTGTGCGCAGGGTTGACGTGCCCGTGGCTCTCGGTGCCGAGCAGCTTCAAGCGCTCTTCGTAGGACATGAGGCACCGTCCCGTGCGGAAAAAGTCGAGCGGGACGAGGTCCCAAACGACTGCACGGATCTGCGTCGCAAGCTCTGGGGTGCCAGTGCCCTTCTGGAACTTGGTCAGGAGGCCGTTGCCCGTCTTGCGGTCCATGAGGTGGCCATCCAACCCCGTCATCAGCAGCTCGCCATCAAGCACACAGTCGAGCAGCCCCGCCCAGTACCGCACGTCGTCGTCGAGGGCCCCAAAGAGGTGGAGCTCCTTGCCCGCACGCGTGCGATACGACACCTGACCCTTCTCACAGATGGCGTTGAAGCGCATACCGTCCATCTTGGTCTGGGCCATGCACGGAAATTTAATTTTTGTTTTTTCGTTCAAAGGGCTGACCAGCATGCACGGGTACGAGAGCTTGAGGTCGGGCCAGATCTTCTCGACCGTCGCGTCGCTCACGCCGCACTTGAGGTTGCGGCCGATGACGCGCCGAAGCACCTCCTGGTCGTCCTTGGAGAGCACGCCGAGGAGCCACGCCACGTGGTCACGGGCGTCGTGGCCGCGCAGCAAACGCGAGCACAGCTTGGTCTCGAGCTCACGGAAAGCACACTCGAGCGACTTGCGCTGCCCCCCGGACGCGTCGGGCTCGGGCACCTTTTTAATATAGAAATTTACGAGCGGGTCAAGAGCCAGGCGGAAAGCAGACTTGAGAACGGGGTCGTCGGCGTGTTCGCCGAGGATGTCCTCCTTCTCAAGACGGCTGGTAGTGGCCTCGAGGCGCTTGAGTATCTGGAGAGCCATGTTTGTGTTTGGTGGGGTTAGGGTCATGGTCACTGATCCCTGTGTGCACACGACACGTTTTTCAGACGAGCCCCCTCTGACTAAGGTATTCCCGTATGGTCCTAGGATTTTCCCGAAAAACTTGTTCATAGACCTCCTTGAAGTTCGTCCCGGTTGCGAGCAGTGCCAAGTTGTAAACTCCAAATATCAAAAAATTTTTAAAAAAATTAAATTTAGTTTTCCGGAGGAGGATGACCGGCACGACATGGGTCGCCACTATGAAAATGCCGATCGGTCGGAAAAGTGTACCCCCGGCCAACACGAAAAATATACTCCCTACGAGGGTCGCCACACACGACGCCAAGGGTGAGAAGGGCAAGAGACCCACGAGCCATAGGACCGCCAGGGCCGTCGACCAATAACTATAGATCTTCCACACGGGCACCATCTACTAGAGACTCGGAAATTTTCCATCTAGAGACTCTGCCCGTCTTCACTCCAGATGGAAGAGTTTTTGAAAAACATTTCTAAAAAAATTTTTGAAAAGTTGGGACCGGGGTACAGTGAGCGCGTCTACCATAACGCCTTTGAGGTGGAGCTCCGCTTGGCCGGTATCCAGTACGAGACTGAAAAAATTCTTCCCGTGATTTACGAAGGCCACACCGTGGGCAACCTACGGGCCGACCTGATCGTGGATGGCCGGACAATAGTCGAACTCAAGTCGGTCCCGCGCCTCAAGGACGAGTTCAGGAACCAGGTGCGTAATTACGGCCGTCTCACAGGCCTCGAGTCGGGATATCTTGTGAACTTCCCGTGTGTCGCCGGCGAGGCCGAGGTCGAGTGCGTTCTAATTTCTCAGCCCCAAGTATGAAGGAAGACGAGTGGCACGATAAAGAAGAAGCCTTCCTCCGAAAGCTCGAAGAGCAGTGCAACTATATGCAAAAGCACTATTCGAAAGAGTTTACATACTACAACGGACTATCATCACGTTTCAACATCCCTATACTGGTCATATCATCCATCAACGCACTGACCGCCATTTCACTTGGTCAGTTTGTCGAACAGAATATGGTGAGTATTCTCAACGCCGTTCTGTCCGCTGGAACGGGCGTTCTAGGCTCGATTCAGCTGTACATGAAATTGAACGAAAAAATGACAAGGGCTCTCAACTCATCAATCCATGTGAAGCGGATCGCTCTCAAAATCGCCAAGGAGCTCAGCATCGACAGGGCCCAGCGCGTCACTGAGGGTGTCGCGTTCCTGAACGAGTGCTTCACAGAGTTCAACTCGACCATAGAAGCTGGAAATCCCCTTGAAAAAGGTCTGGAGAACTTTTTGGCCCTGAAGCCCCCTAGCCGCCTGCCAAAACCAGGATCGCTCGCGAGCATAGCCGCGTCCCTCATGACGCCCAGAGCGTCCGTCGAGGGCGGGAGCCCGCGGACGTTTGAAATTGCGCGGCCCCGCCCAGGAACCCTGTGGGGCCGCCTGCGTCACGACGCCCTAGATCACCCGTCGATCGAGAGTTCGACTCCGCCCAACGAGGAGGTCTAGTGGCCTCCGCGCAATCTCAGAACTAAATGGAGAGTCGATTCTTTTTGCACATTGTAGTCTGCGAGCGTCCGGTCATCCTCCAACTGCTTGCCTGCAAAAATCAGACGCTGCTGATCTGGAGGGATTCCCTCCTTGTCGGAAATTTTAGCCTTTACCGCCGCGATTGAATCAGCTGATTCAACCTCGAGGGTGATCGTCTTGCCGGTCAGCGTCTTCACGAAGATCTGCATTTATTAGTCTTGCGAGCTTTTTCTCTAATACATCATGAAATTGTCGTGGATCGTGGGAATAGCGCATTTTGTGTAGCGCCTGGATATCGCACCGAGCTCAGAGTTCACGTGGTCTCGAAGCCGCGAAAACTCTTCAACGACAATCTCGGGATTCCTGTGCGTTAGGAAAGATTGCATGAGGTCTATGGTCACGGTCTGATACATCTCGAGAACCTGCCGGATATCCGTCTTCTTCTGTCGAGCCTTTTCGCGTTGCTGCAATTTCTTTTTGAATATCTCTTCTGTGAAATCGCCAATCATAAACTTGATGCGGATGTCCCGGTTGTCCTCTATGGCATTGGTAGTGTATCTAGCTAGAACTATGTGCTGAATATGGCCGTACATGCGGTGAATAGTAGCGATGTTGGGAGAATTCGTTATACGGGAAATCGCCACCCATGAAGGCAGCCCGCCACACGGCGCGTCTCCGGGCTCGCGCGCCAGAGTACCACGGGCCCGCATATAATCATAATAGTGTGGATTGTGTATGTGGCGCGTCTCTATGGTTCCGCGGCGCCAGCTGAATGCAGTATGACACTGCGTACACCACATCAGGTCACACCCGTCAATTTTGAAGATGAGCGCCGCACACTTGGGACAAGGGCGCGAGTCCTTCTCGAGCATCCGAGCCGTCGCCACGTTGTTGGCGTCGCACGTGTGCGGGGCGTCCTTGTCGCGGCCCTTGACCTCGTGACAGTCAGGACAGGCCCAGTTTTCACACAGGCCGCACTTCCAGGCCGAGCTGAGGAAGCCCTTGCAGTTGGAGTGGGGACACGCGCGGACAAACTGACGGCGCTCGGCGACGAGCTGAGGACGGAACCACGCGTCGCGACAAAACGTCCAGTGTTTCATATCAAGTTCAATATCGCGCATCTTCTTTTCAATGTCGTTGCAGCGCTTACTGCGCTCGATCATCGCCTCGAACTCGGTCGGGACGCCCATCTCCGCAGCCAGGATCGCGAGTGGTTGCATGGAGCATTTAGTGTGCTGCGCGCTCAACTCGCGAAACTGCTCGCGACCTTTTTCACATAGTGACTCGTAGTACCGCCGCTTCTTTTCAGCCTCGACATGGACCTGCGTGGCGGGCATGAGGCTACGCTCGCGCTCGAAGAGGAGCTCCTCGCGGCGCGCCTTGAGCGTCTTTGTGACGAATTTAACAGGCATCACGTTACAGAGAGTTTCGCGATTCCACCCCTTGCGGCAGGCCATGCAATGCGGGTCGTCGGGCGAGTCGAGCATATATTTCTCGACGCAACTCGTGCATACATTGAATGGACAGTGCGGACATGGCACCTTCTTGTGATTTGACAAGTTGAACGCGTCGCAACACACGTCGCAACTCATTCTTATTTTACTTGGGCGCCTTTTCTTTTTCAGGCTTTGCGGCCGCTGACTTTTTGGGCGCAGCAAGGCGAGGTCTGCGCTTGTGCGGGGGCGTGTATGAACTCGGTTCGGGCGCCACCTCGGGAGGTTCGGGCCAGGGCGCGTCGTCGTCTTCTAGGTCGGCCCATCGAGGTGCGGACATTTATAGTCTAAGGCATCTTCTTCTTAACAGCCTTGATGACCTTCTTTGGCTTGGACGACGCCGAACCCGGCCAGCGCCGCTCAATTTCCGCCTGAAGCTCGTCAGCGTGAGAGGTGAACCACGCCCTCTGCGCACGCACGCGCTCTACGGCCGCCTCCGAGTAACCCACCCGGTGATACTCTTCCAGAGGCGCGGCCGACCCCCACTTGGCGAACATGGCCACCACTGCATCGATGTCAACACCCTCCGAACGCGCCGGTGCTGCTGAACGGGTCACGGTTGGGTGCGCCTCGAACCACGCCACAGACTTGGCGATATAGGCCTCGCGGTCCTCGGGGAGCATGGTGCGGGCAATGAGTTCATACTCGAGCGAAGGGGTCCACTCGGTCACGCGACGCACAATCGGCGGGGTGGCGAGCAGGAGTCGCGCGCGGTCCTCGGGGTGCAGCCGCCGCGGCTCGTTGTAGCAGCCGCGGTGAGTGCGAAGGGTGGGACGGATGTACTGGGCCATCTGTCTTTTTGGTTTGTTGGGTTTTTTGGACAAGGGCCGGACGCGTGCTGTTCACAAAACCTATTTTTCGTTACACTCATTCCGCATCAAACTCGCTCTCCGCATCGCTCTCCACCACAGGCTTCTGCCATCCCAGCGACTCGGGGTCCTCGTCCTCGCTATCCTCCAGGGTGGGAGTGGGCGCCTCCACCGCCTCCTCGAACTCCTGCTCTTCAGAAAGCGCCGTACCGTGCGTCTGGCACAGGTCGCAGTCGGCGTTCTTGGTGCCATCGAGCTCGTGCTCATGCACCGGCTCCACCTTGACGGTCGCCTTCTTGGGAGCGGGCTTGACCGGCTTTGGGATGTCCTGCTTAGGGGCCTCCGACTGCTGCTTGAGGTGGCGCTTGCAGTAGCACTCACCCTTCAGAGGGCTGAAGCTGCACTGACCCTTCTTGGCAGTGAGAGCCTGGCACCGCTCACCCTCGGGCTTACCCTCAACGGTCACCTTGGCCACCCGGACCTTCTTCTGCTTGGGCACCTTGATGGCCGACTCGGCCGCCACCAGGTACTTGGCCTCGAGCTCCTCAAAGGCAATCTTGTAGTCGGCGCTGACCTGCAGGAGGAACACGCGGTCACGCTCGCGGGCCAGGGCATCGCAGGCAAGGGCAAAGGAAGAGGCGGCCATCTTTGTTTTGGTTGGTGAAGGTGTGGAGAGCCGGTAGGGTCCTGTGCACAAGACTCGCTTTTTGGGCGAGGCCGAGACTCTTTGTGTTTTGGTGAAATACCCTTCCCGGCCCGGGGCCTCACGCCCGCAGAACCAAATTTTTCACGATGGCCTCGACCGTTGCCGCCTCAATCTTCGACCCACTCAAATTTTTATTTCTAATTTTGTTCAAAAGATTTTGAGTCTTGGCGGACAGACGGACGAGTCGGGGGTCGTAATTCTTTGCGTGGTTTGAGATGACACGACTCAGTTGATTCGCCCGGGCAACATTCTTCTGGCCTTTTTCGGGGTTACCGGTCAGTGGGTTGCGCTGGGCCACCTGTGACTTGTGCAGGAAAGAGCCAGCCAGGATTCCAAGCGCGTCCATAAGTTGATACTTTGCTTGCTCTATGGGGACGCCGGTCGTGAATGAGAACCGCTTGCTTAGCCACTCTCGCGAGACGCCCGGGTAGAGCGAAAGGGCCGAGTCGGCCACACTGATGAGCTTCCCGCCAATCTTGAGCTGCCACGTGTACACGAGGTGCGTCCGCCGTCCTGTAGCTGGCACCTGTACCGGCGCGTGGAGAACGCGGCGCATGGGCTTGAACCGCACCTCGACGTTGGCGCCCTTGTAATTTTTGTTTATAAACTTTGCAAAACCATCCATGTGTCGTTGCATGACGAGCTTCATAGCCGCGCCCTTGCGCCGCAGGACAGCCAGTGTCGTTATTGGTTTATTCACTGCAAAACTGAAATCAAAATCACTCGTCTGCCTAATGAGGCGGACCCGTGCAGCCCTGGTCCTCTGCCGCAGGTACAGGTTCACAGCCTGGCCACCCGTGCAAAAGATGACGAATTCTCGGTGAGGCTTGATCAGGTACTTTTCACGCTTGCTATACTCCATGAATAGGCGAGCGAGCGTCTGTGGGAAGCTGAGCGTCCGGAGCGATAAGACAGGCATGCGACCTTCGGCCCGCTCAATCTTCTGGTACGCGTTCGTGAGCATAATTTCAGAAGAAAAATAGCCAGAGTGAAACACCGACCACTTGCCCTCTGCATAGTAGCCGTCATAGCCACGGACCCTCAAAAAATCTTGAGAAAAATAAGTTCCAAGTTTTTTGTTGAGCGCCTTCCATGACGCGCGCTGCCCCGCCGTCGAGTTGTTGACGCCCCGTGGAATGCTGCCCACCTTGAGCGTCCGGAGCCGCCGGACCTGCTCCCCCGCGCTGATCCCCGTGCCGAACGCCGTCTCGAGCCGCCACTTGAGCGTCTTGGACAGTCCGGGCATCGCAAGAACCTTCTTTATATTCTCGTGATTCATCTCAAAAAGTCTCAAGAGCTTCTTGACACGGAAGGCGCATACGTTCCCGTATTTGCGTGCGTGGGCCTGGTCGTCTGTCAGATAAAAGCTCCTAATGTCCTTGAGTAGGCTTGTGCATGGGACTGGGAGACCCTTGTACAGGATCGTCCCGGGCGCGATCCGAATCTCTGTAAACTCTGGATCCGCCATTAAATTCTAGACAGAAATTAAATGGCCGCCAGATTTGTCGGTACGCTCATGAACTCCCGGACACAGGCGCACGCCTTCCATCTGACGACCCCTTCCTTCGCCGAGCACAAGGCGCTTCAGGCGTACTATGAGGGCATCGTCCCCCTTCTCGATTCGTGGGCCGAGGCGTACATGGGCAAGTACGGCCGCCTCCGCTCAGTCAATGTCAATAAGCGCTTTATGAAAGACCCGCGCAAGGCCAAGGAGTACTTTCGGTCCTTGCTCACGCGCGTGCGCGCCCAGAGCCGCCTGTCCAAGGATTCGTACCTGCGCAATATCTACGATGAGATTGTGGCTCTGATTCGCTCGACGCTGTACATGCTCAGCTTGCGCTAAGCAAGAGGCTTACTCTTCGTTGAAGACAAACTGGAACGGCTTTCTTCCGTATATAGCTGCTATATAAGCATACGTGGAAAAACCAGTAAGATCCTTATTACCAGCTGTTAGATACAGAACCGGACACTTGCTCAATAAGAACCACTTGAGATATACATTTTGTAAATCTTCTATATTTGAGCACGTCTGATCATGTGTGCATGTGATCGCGTAGGACATTTCAAACACACTCAATTTTTCCCCAAATTCTTCTCGGAGTTGGCGAATAGTCGATTGTGAATCAGATGAAACGAACACGCGCCCTTTAGAAAGTCTTATGATATTTTTGAATTTTTCAAGGCCAGCATCCGAACAAAAATAATGATTCTGTTTATCACCACGTGCATCTTTATACTGCCTAGAGTCGGCGCAGTAAGACCCTCTACGAATAGACACGGCCGCCGTCACGTCTCGTATTATATGTTCGTGTTTTTCTATGAGACCTTGCATATGTGCAGTCGGGCTTACGATATCCCTGATTTTCGGATGAACGAAATTTATGGTGTGATTATTTATGAACAAAGGGCGATACGGAGGTTCCCCTTCATATGATACACGTGTAAAACCATTTAGAGTGACGCAATTTGATAGTTCATAGTCATATACATTGTCATGCAGCTTATTACACGCGTCTGCTATTACGGTCAGTACTATAAATAAATTACCCAAGCCGAACTCATCCGTCGGTCTTTTAAATACCTGATTCATTTATTTGAAATATCGTTATTAATCTTTAGACCACCAGTCCTTATTTTCAATGTACCACCCGACCGTCTTTTCGAGTGCGACATCGAAAGGAACTTCCTCGCGCCAGCCCAATGCCATGAGCGGTCGCGAGTCCACACAGTACCTACTGTCATTGAAAGGCCGATCCGGCACGTGGACCATGGACGCACCCGGTCGCCGGAGTTTTTCAAAAATCTCAAGGACCGAAAACTCGTTTCGGGTTCCTATATTGTAAAAACGGTTCAATTCACCCCGTTCGAGAATCACCTGTAGAGCGCTAGAAACGTCATCGACGTATATGAAGTTCCGTCGGGTCTCGCCGTTACCGTGGACGGTACAGGGACGGCCCTCTGCAATTTGATTTATAAATTTTGGAATGAGTTTTTCAGGGTACTGCCGGGGACCGAACACGTTGTTCCCTCGCGTGATTATCCAGGGGAATTTGAAAGAGTGACCGTAAGATCTCACAAGGAATTCAGCCGCAGCCTTTGATGCCGCGTAGGGATTGGTCGGGTTCAAAAGGGAACGCTCGCACGACGTCTCACCCGGGCCCACCTCACCGTACACTTCGTCCGTGCTTATGTGAATAAACTTTTTGAGCTGGCCGTATTCGTGTGCGACGTGCAAGAGCACGTGCGTCCCTAGAACGTTATCGATAGTGAACTGTATAGGATCGCCGAAACTGTTATCGACGTGACTCTGGGCCGCAAAGTTCACCACCACGTCAGGCTTCTCGGCCGCGAAGATTTCAGTGAGCCGGGCCTTGTCAGTGATGTCGACCCGGATATGCTTGTGGCGTGGGTCATCACCCGGAACGTTCTTTATATTAGAACAATAGGTGCACTTGTCCACGTTGATGATGTAGACGTCCTGTTTTCGTTCGAGTATCCACGTTATAAAATTTGATCCGATGAAGCCTAGTCCTCCCGTCACGAGGATACGCATCTGTCTAGAATTACGTCAACTGTTTTTATGACTGGAATGTACGCAGAGAGTTTATCGGCCACAAGTTCATATCCCCCCCGTGATGGCGCCGCGCCGCTTGTGGTCGGCACGCCTGCGAGGGTCTTGAGGCTGACCGTCCCGTCCGATACAAAATTAAATATACCAGAAACACGGCCCTCTATGAGCGTGGGCAAGTGGGGAAACAGGTCGGGCACCGGGGTTACTGATACGGCTCCATCGTGGACAGTGTCCTTGCGGGCCAACATCTTGGTCCTAAAGCACTTGGGATCGCCGTCGAATGTGCATGGGTACATGATGCGCAGATACAACACGCCCTCGGTCACGTGCCGCTCGAGCCAACAGCGCAATCGGCAATACACCTTTGTGTCATATTCGGGCTGATCATCTTCAGTGTACCGTTCCTTGGCGCCCGTGTACACGGCGCCCGACCCGAATATCGTGAGGTGCACGCCGCACTCCCGTGAGGTCCGCATGAGATTAAGGACGTCTAGGTAGTTTGTCTCGAATGTCTCTTGCTCGTGATCGTCACACCAGTCTATGGTCGGCCGCCCGGAAATACCAGCCGCGCATATGACGTACTTGGTGCGCGACTTGGCCACCTGCTGACGAATCGCACCCGTATCCGCGAGGCGCGCCCGAGACTCAAAGACCGTCTTACCAGCGGCACGGAGCGCCTCCACGCACCTCTTCCCTAGAAACCCGGAAGCGCCCAGGACGAGATAGTCGTACTCGTGAAACCAGGCTGCATCCGCATCCTTGGCCGACAAGATGACTCGCGACGTGTCAAATTCAAAATTGAAATTGAACTCGGGGGTCTGCCAGTGGATGTTACGGTCGACCGCGGGGTCGAAGGTGCCCCCGAGCAGGTACACCACCTCCGACTCTTCGATGGCGTAAAAACCGTGGGCCGCACCTGCTGGGATCAAAAGCGACTCGCCCGCGTGAAGCGTCACCTGTGTAGTGCCGTACTCGGTCCAGAAAAAGTCGTGGATGGACCCGCGCGTCACGTATATAATTTTTGGATACGGGCTCATGTGCAAACCACGCACAACATTTTTGGCATTTTCAGATACTAGAATTTCCTTGGGTTCAAAGGGGAGATTTTTAATGGAGTGCAGTGTGCCCCTACAGTCCTTGAACATCTCTACTCTTGTAAAACTCCTTAATTTTTAAGCACACGTAATCAACGTCATCCGTCGTCATGCCGTGATGGCACCCGAGGAGAAATCCGTTCCGCATGATGCGGTCAGACGCCTCGAACTCTTGCAGGTGGTCGCGGAACGCGGGGTGGCGGGTAATGTTCCCAGAGAACGTGACTCGTGTCTGAATGTTGTTAGCCTCCAGGAACGAAAGCAGCTCCATGCGATTCTCACATTGTAGCGGGATCGCGAGCCAGTTGGGCTCGCGTGAATCGTCTGGTAGAGTAATATGACTCAGATCCGCGAGGTTGTCCATGTACCGGCGGAAGTTGGTCCGGCGGATCTGCTTGAATTTTTCAAACTTTTCAAGTTGAACAAGGCCAAAGGCGGCGTTCACCTCGCTGCTCTTGAAATTATACCCGAGGCAGCCGTAAAGGAATTTATGATCGTATGGGATCCCGTCCACCACGTGGTTGAACCTGTCCGACACGAGCTCGGAGTTGTCGCCTAGCCGGCCCCAGTCGCGAAACATGAGTGCGCGGTTTCTGTGGGACTCGTTGTTGAACATCACCATGCCACCCGACCCACACGCGGTGATGATGTGGCTCGCGTAAAAGCTCGTGGTCGACACGTCAGACCACGGTGAGTGGATCATGGTGTCGGCCGAGTCCTCCACGATCCAAATGTCTGGTCTGGGAAGGCGCTCGCGGAGACTCCGCCAGTCGGCCAAGTTTCCGATGAGGTTCGGAAGCATGATGGCGCTGGTCCGGGGCGTGATCTTCTCGAGGACGGCGTCAACAGACGGGACGTATGCCGTGGGCATGACGTCACAAAATACAGGACGGAGCCCCAGTTGAATAATGGGCGCGACCGTCGTGGAGAATGTACAGGCCGGCGTGATCACCTCGGAGCCAGCAGGCAGGTCCAGGGCGGCCAGGGCCAGAAGGCAGGCGCTCGATCCCGAGTTTACAAACACTCCAAACTTTTTTCCAAAATATTCTGAAATTTTATTTTCAAATTCAACCGTCTTGGGGCCGAAACCCGCGAGCCAACCGTCGTTTAGACAGTCCGTGACAGCCTTGATCTCTTCTTGACCGTAGGACTCGAACTTATTAGGTGCGTACCACACCTTCTTGTCAGCCATCTAAAGTCAAATGGAGTATCATCTTTATGAGCTCGTGGGCTGAATTCTCTTCTAAAAAATGGGAATGTGATTTCAAGACGCACCCGGCACGGGCTCCACTCGAGGGCGTTCTCATCGAAACTCGTGATCACGCCGACCTCGCGTACGCCCTGTCCAATTTTTCATGCATGCTCCCGTGGGCCAGTCTGACCATCTTCCACTCGCCCGACAACGAGGCCCGGATCAAGTCGATAATCGGACCCGAAACAAATGTAAATTTTATTAATATTGGTCGGAACCTGACACGGGCCACGTGGAACGCGTTCATGCTCAGACCGGACACTTGGTCCCGTATGCATGGCGCACGTGTGCTCATATTCAACGTTGATACGGGTATCCGTAAGAATGATTTTTTGAAGTTTATGGACTACGCGTATATAGGCTCCCCGTGGAATCACTTTCCAACTGGTGATAGGCGCGTTTTTCAGGGTAACGGTGGGTTTTCCCTGCGGGACCCGGCGCTCATGGCCGACATTGCCGCGCGTCACGGCCCGCCCCCCGACGTCACACCCGATCCGAACATCTTTCCCGAAGACGTATTTTTCGCCAGTCACTGTGTGCACAGGGGCGCGCGTATGCCGACTTGGGCCGAGGCGAACACGTTCTCTACGGAGAGCAACGATTCTCCGGGTGTCGTGGGGTTTCACGACGGCGCTAAATATTGTCCAAAGTCGACGACTCTATACACGGGCCATGAGGGGCCTGCACGCAAGCTCGTCACTATACATGAGTCATGGGCCGACGGCTACGACGTGACGGCTCTGATTCGTATCGGCATAGGCGCCAATTGCCTACGGGTGGGGGCCGGTGCCCTGATTCAGTGCGGCGCTCGAAAACTCACGATAGACGGCGCTTCGTGGGACCTCGACGATGGTTATATTAAAGATGAAATAGTCTTATTGCCTAAATGAAGGTCGTTATCAGTCTCACGACCATCCCCAGCCGTTTCGACAAGCTCGGGCCCATCCTCGAGGCCCTCACCCTGCAGACGTGCCACGAGGTCTGGGTCAATATCCCGCGTCGGTACACACGATTCCCCGACTGGGACGGCCAGGTTCCGGAGATCCTACACGACAAGGTTATAATCAACAGAGACTGTGAAGACTTTGGGCCGGGCACAAAGTTCATAGCTCCGGCGCTCAAGCTGCTTCCCGACGACCTTATCATCTACGTCGACGACGACACGACATATGACCCGCACTTGGCCCGTAACCTCCTCAAATGGCACCAGATCGACACCAAGTCCGCATGGGGCCTCTCTGGCTTCAAGTTTGAAGATTACTTCCGGGACCACTTTCCGCGACAGCACGGCGCGCCGCTCGACGTTCTCGAGGGTTACGGCGCCGTAATCGTCAAGGCCCGGTGGGTCCAGGACGCTCTACCCGAGTTCAAGGAGCTCCTCGACGTGACGTGGCACGATGACATGCTCCTGTGCAACCTGCTCGAAAAGGCGGGCATACAGCGCAAGACGGTCTACGTGCCCGAGTGCAACCTCAACCAGCACATCCGCCAGTTTGGCTACGGCTTTGAGTCGGACGCTCTGCACGTTGTGGCGGGGCCGGGCGGCCACAAAGAAAATAACGCGAAAATTTTGAAAGATCTCGAAGTTAAGGGTAAGCTTTACTATAAGTACACGGTGCCACCACCATGCTGATTGACGCCTTCATGTTTTCGGACGAATTGGATCTACTCGAGCTTCGGCTTGAGATGCTCGACGAGTACGTTGATCGTTTCGTACTCGTCGAAGCAGAGGTGAACCACGTGGGAGGTCCGAAGGAGCTCCACTTTCAGGCGAATAAAGAGCGCTTTGCCAAGTGGCTCCCGAAGATTACGCACGTCATAGTGACGGCCGAGGAGGCACCAAAGGACCCAAACCCGTGGTCCCGTGAAAAGTATCAACGTGAGGCGATCCTCAAGGGCATCGAGGACGCCGCACCCGAGTCCCTCATCATGATTAGTGACGTGGACGAGATCCCGGACATGTCAAAGGTGCCGTTTGAGCGGCTGCCACACATAGTCTGCTCGGTCCACATGTGGATGTTCGAGTACAGCCTCAAGTACCTCTTCACGGGCGAGCCCTGGTTCGGGACCGTCATCACGAATGTAGAGCTCATGAGACGCATGGGCCCCAATTACTTCCGGGACAATCGGTGGAAGTTTCCCGTCTTTCAGTTTGCAGGGTGGCACCTGAGCAGCTTTGGCACACCCATGCGAATCTGGCGCAAGTTCCAGACGTACGCGCACGCCAAGGATGGCCACCACGAGCACCAAACTCCCGAGACGTTCGAGGATTTCATCGCCCGAGGCAAGCACACCGATGGCAAGACAGACCTCATACCGCGTCCGCCAGAGGTTCCACTACCAGGATCTCACGAAGTTCGGACGCGACTTGGTCTCGATTGAGACCCATGAGCCGCCCCTTGGACCATAGTAGCTTCCGTATCTCGTCGACGTCCAGCCACCTGAGAAGAGTTTTCTTTTGAAAAATATTGTTCATAGAATTTTGGCCGTCGAGTCTCGCCTGACACACGGGCCAAGTCACGTCCCGCAGTTCCCGCAGTTCACCCTCTAAGTTGTCTAGACGGTGAAGTACGTGCTTTTGGAATTCGTCCATCTTATATTCAAGACGAGCCGGTCCTCTAACCCTTGTGAATCATATACATGGCCAGGACCATGAGGGCCACGCCCAGATACTGGATCCATGACGTGAAGCGCTCACCGAGGACGAAGAGAGCGTAGGCCGACCCGAGTACAGCGATCATCCCCTCCCATAGGAACGTCGTCACGAGCATAGATGTCGTGGCGAAACTTTGAATCAAAAAATACATGACGCAGGCGTACCCGACGCACCCGCCAACCAGGTGGCCGTTGTGGCCAGCACCACCCGCAAAGTGCTTGAGATTTGCATTTCCAAAAATCTCAGCCACAGTCATGGCGAGGACGTTGGCCAACGTCATCTACCTTTGGAGAGTTTTTTTATTGCTACTGAAGTTAAAAACTCCCCTCTCTTTACCGTTAATGCACGCGGCACTCATCACGGGTGTGACTGGCCAGGACGGGAGTTACCTCGCCGAGTTCCTGCTCGAACGCGGCTATATCGTATACGGCCTGACGCGGTACTGTTCGGAGAAGAAGCACGAGCGCATAGAGCGCCTCAAGACCAATCCGTTCTTTCACGTGGTCGACGGCGACCTGACCGATACGGCCCGGATGATTGCACTCGTCAACTCTTTCGAACAATTTGAGCGCCTAGAGATTTACAATCTAGGTGCCCAGTCGCACGTCAAGGTTTCGTTCGACCAGCCCGAGTACACGGCCAACGTCGACGCTCTCGGGACCCTCCGTATCCTCGAGGCTATTCGTCAGTCTGGTTTTCAGAGAAAGATTCGGTTTTATCAGGCGGGCACTTCTGAAATGTTCGGCAAGGCGCCCGCGCCCCAAAACGAGGAGACGGCCTTCTGGCCCCGTAGCCCGTACGGCGTGTCGAAACTTTTCGGCTACTGGATCACGCGCAACTACCGCGAGTCATACGGCCTCTACGCGTGCTCTGGGATCCTGTTCAACCACGAGTCGGAGAGGCGCGGTGAGGACTTTGTGACACGCAAGACGACCATCGGTCTCGCCAAGTACGTGCGCGCGGTGGCGGCTGGTGACGCGAACCCACCCGTCCTCGAGCTCGGCAACCTCGATGCTCGACGCGATTGGGGCCACGCCCAGGATTACGTAGAGGCGATGTGGCTTATGCTCCAAGTGCCCGAGCCGGCCGACTTTGTGATTGGCACGGGCCAGACCCACACGATCAAGGACTTCATCAAGGCGGCGGCCAAGGCGGCCGGTCTGCGCCTCCTGTGGCGAAGCACGGGCCCGGACGAGGAGGCGTATGATGGGTCCAACGGAAACCTCGTGATTCGTGTAAATCCCGAGTTTTACCGCCCGGCCGAGGTTGACCTCCTGCAGGCCGACCCTACGCGCGCCCGTGATATTCTGAAATGGAGCCCGAAGGTCAGCTTCGAAGATCTGGCTGGGCGCATGATGCTCGCTGACCTAAAGGGTAAAGAGTCTCAGTAATTAATGTGGCTTTTCATAGGACCGACGACCCTCGCCGGTATAGGGCAGGTGACGAAGCGGTACAGCCGCCTCGTGCCCGATGGCGAGTACGTCGAGTTTGGCCAGGTTCCTAAACACCAAAAATACACGACTGGTTTCGCCTTTGTTCTGCCCTTGGCCGACCAGCTCGACCTCGTTGACCAGTACGCCAAGTATTGCTCAAAGATGATCTATATGACAATTTGCGAAACCGAGACGGTCCACCCGTCCTATGGCATGTTGGTCGACCGGTATCACACACTCCATGTGGCTTCTGAATTTTGTCAGAGGGTCCTAGAGAAACAATTCCCCTTGGGTGACTGGCGGATCTTGCGGTTGTTCGCCGAGGGACCGTCTGCACCCCGTGTCAATCTCATGACGAAACCCTACATCTTCTATACTATCGGGAATGTGGCCGATCCACGCAAGAATATTAACGCTCTGATTCGGGCCGTGGGGAACTTCCCTGGGGCGCGACTGCTCATCAAGGCGACGTGTACGCGCCCCGTGCAGATCGACCACCCGCAGGTGACGGTCATCAACGGACTTTTGTCTGACGAGCAAATGGAAAACGTGCATGCCAAGGGTCACTGCTACGTGAATTGCTCACACTCCGAAGGGGTTGGTATGGGGGCCGTAGAGGCGGCTCTCCGTAACAAACCGGTCGTGATCACCGACTATGGGGGGCTCAAGGAGTACGTGCAGACTCCTTTCGTCGTCGAGTGTAAATTAGGCCCGATAGGTTTTGATGATTTTCTATTCACCAAGGATCTCGTGTGGGGCCACCCCGTATACGAGGATCTGGTCAGTAAAATGGCCGCTTGCTACGAGCAGCGCATAGTGTCCTGGGACCACTCTTACACGACCGGGCTCTTGACCACCGTGCCCACCGAGCTGCTGTCCATCCAGTAGTGAGTCAGGTAAATAACGAGGGCCAGGACCAGGCTAGAGCTCAGAAGGAACCCATCCTGGGTATTCAGATAAAGGACGACGTCATCCACGGGTCCGAAACCTGTGGGCTTCGTCACTATTTTAGGGACGACGCGGACAAGGATAAAGTTGATGAAAAGGGCTGCCCATATGTAGTTCCAGTCCATGTCTCTATTACACCGCTAGAAGTTTTTAGAGCGCGAGCAGCTGGCGGACCCGGCCGATAACACCCACGTCTTCTCCACAGACGTGCAGCGACGGGTCGGACCGGCTGTAGAAGAGGGTGGCGGGTGTGCCGTCAGAAAACACTAGCTTCCACTCAGCCTCTATCAAGTCGTTGGGGAGGCCGTTCGGCGGCCCGAGCACCTTGTTCACCACGGAGGGCTTGGCGTTCAAGAAGCCCTTGAGGCGGGCGTTGGTGAAGCGGCGCGCGTCGGTCACGAGCTGGAAAGGGGGCCGCGGCGGCTCCTTGGGCGCGTGCTTTTTGCAAAAGGGGCCGCAGGTGGCCGCAAAGCCGCATTGGCGGCCCTCGAGAGTCTTGGCTTGGCACTTGGCTCCGACCATCTTGTTGCGGGCTGAAGGCTTGCCGCTGGCCTCCATCGCCGCTGTGGGTGGCTTGGGCGGGTCGCTCAGGAACGCCACCTTAGAGCGCTTTTCTTTTTTGAGCAGAGTCTGTGTTCGCTCGCGCACCGCCGCGTCAGCAAAGCGCTCGGGTTCGGGGTGGCCGTCCCGGATAGCGCCCGCATGGTACTGCTTCCATATTTCAGAGCGGGCCACCGGCTCGAGGACACGGGCAGACTTGACCGCCGAGTGCACGAGGCGCGGTGCCCGGGACTGTGTACTGGCGCGCGCGGCCGCGAGCTCGAGGGCTGTGTGGGTAGGGGTGCGGAGAGCCTTGAGGTCCATGTTTGTTTGGGTACTTGGGGTGTCGGGGCTGTGAGCCTCGCGTACACAGAACCTCCTTTTTTTCAGGGCCCCTCTCAATGGATCTGGACTTGAAAAGAATTGCCCAGCGTATGAAATTGAATAAAATCGGCGGGACCGTCGTCCATCACTGTGCAGTACTCATGAAGTACTTGGCGGCTCAAAAAATAGAGGCGCGTGTAGTCCATGGGTACTGTATTTCTTCAGGCGAAATTTGCGAACACTTTTGGGTCAAGACCGAGCCAGACGGGCTTGATCTTGATATAGGCTACGAATTGGCCTGTCTTTATTCACCGGAGCTGATGGCCCTCAAGACGGTCCTACTCGAGGACTTTCCCGTCGGCCTCAAGGACCGCGAAGGCCGGGATCCTGAGATTCTCCGCCAAGAAGACAATCAAAGACTTTTTGAGCTTTACGAAACAGACCCCAAGACTTTTTGGCGTGAGGCCCCCGTGACCGTCCGCAACTTTTCAATTCACAAAGGTAATTAGTTCGACGAGTTTCTGTGGCAGGTTGCGCTTGACCTGCCCGTAGAACATTTCAAAGAGCGGATTCGAGTTTTGAATCTCCACACGGTCCAGGAAGGCCTCGTCGTCTGAGCGGATCGTGTACAAGAGACTCACAAGCTGGCTCGTCGTCTGTGTGTTCAGAGACGCGAGCCCAACGCCTTTGAGGTTCAGGATCAGAACCTCTCGCATGTTTTGGGACCGCACCAAGTCCTCGACCTGTGCCACGATGGGCTTCAGGCCCTCGGCGAACTTCTGAGCGTCATCTGGATTGGCCGGCTGACGCTTCAGGTATTCGTTGCCGAGGACCTCGATGAATAGGGTCTTGCCCTCCGGGTAAAACCGAAAGATCTCGGCCATCTTATTACCTAGACGTCGTTTTCTTTTAACCGGAAACACTCCCAGAGATGGCGGTGATCACGCGCACTTGACAAGGCTGAAAATTGATCGATCGTGTACTCGTCACCCATAGATCGGTTGCACTTGGCGCAGATGGGCCTGAGGTTATTCAGATCGGTCGCACCACCCTTGGACTCGGGCACGTTATGACCCACCTCAAAATTAAAGGGCGTCATCACGTTTTCACACCACGTGACGAGGCACTTGTGTTTAAAGAGCCGATCCCCGCAAAAGGCCAGCCAGACTTGCTCGCGCAAAGCCGCGGGGATACGCACCTTCATTATTCAAATTAATTCCGGTCATCTTTATATAGAATGAGTGCTCCAAACAAGCCGAGGAACCTCTTGGTCCGTGAGTGGTGGAGCGTTTTCAACGCAGTCGCGCCCCGTTTCTACATACCCGTGAATTCCGGGGCCCGCTACAAGATTGTACCTGGAAAGCCCGATCCGCACGGTGTGTGGCTCGTTCTGAACAACCGCGTGGCCCTTCGCGGCAATAGCATCGCAAACCGTTCGAAAATAATCAGGGGCGTTCCGAAGACGATGTTTCAGGCCTGGCAGAATAAGCAGTTTGACTTGGCCCGTGGCATGATGAAGAACATCACGGGGCTGAACATGAACAAGCGGATTGCCGCCAAACACATGATTCATGAGATTCTCAAGTCGCGCCGGGTCGCGATGAACAACGCCAACTGGAAGGTCCGTGCGGGCCTCAAGGGTCTCAACGCCAACAGTATCGAGAAACATCAAAAGACGATCAACTTTTGGAATTGGGTCGGGCGCCAGGTGAACACCGGTGGGCGCGCGAACGCGCCCCTGAGCAAGTCGCCTGTACGGGCATCTTCGCGCGGCCGATCTCCGGCACGGCGCTCGGTGCCTAATGCATGGAATGCGTAGGCTCTTCCCACTTGTCACCCTTCCTGATATTATCCAATGCCCAAAGAGGCTGGAGATTTGTCCAATGAAAGCACTTCTTTTGCTCTTCGGGGTCCTCGAGGTTGAACGATGCGCACGGGCGGATGTGATCTATGTGCCACTCGCCATAGTTTTCCCACGTCATGCCATCGGTGAACTCCGCCTCGATGAATGTCTGCAACTGTTCGACAGTGCAACCCAGTAGTTCTATAGTCTTGGCTGACTTGACACCCCTCTGATGCTTCACGGCGTCGTAGAGTCTAACATGGAGCGCCATCATCACCCTGTATCTGGGTTCCTCGTCACGGCGCCTCTGCAGGTTTTTACGCCGCGTTTCATTTATTTTGTTTTTTCTAACTTGGTATGATTCGCGTTTCTTTTTATTATATTCCTCTGGGTTACCCGAGCGTCTGTCACGTTCCCTTGTGTTCAGACACGCCTTGCATTCATATGGTTTTTGCTTGCCTTTTTTAGAAAATAGAGTATAAACCTTTTCTTCACCACATGTCGTGCATACTATAATTTCATCCCCGTCGGGCACCCATTGATTCAACCTACATTCTTTACACGTCCCTCGTTTACCTCCTGAGCATTTCGGGTCGTTTGGGAATTGTTCGAGTGGTTTTGATATATCACATTTGGAGCACTTCTTCTCCATTGGTAGAGTGTGAGACAATCTTTTTAACTGGAGCTAGACAGTTAAAAAAATTCGCCCCCGGTGCGGTTCGAACGCACGACTTACAGGTCTTCCGCCGTTACTAAATAACAGCCTGTCACTTACGGTTAATAATCTACCGACTGAGTTACAGGGGCAAGTGGTTCTGACTTGGGTGATTCGAACACCCGACCAGCGGAGCTACAATCCGAAGCGCTCTAGTGAAAATACCACTGCGCCAAAGTCAGAAGAACCTTTTAACGACATGCTCGGGTCGACAGGTTCCAGGGAGGCTCGAACTCCCATTGCAGGATTCAGAGTCCTACGTCCCCACAATATACACATGGATGAAATTTTCTGAAATTTTACGCGGCCCTGGTGGGGTTCGAACCCACAGTCTCGGGATGGCACCGGGTAGAAACGAGTTTCCGCCTAGAAGTCCCACGCGATGTCCAATTTCGCCACAGGGTCTGCTCTCGGCGAGGCTTGAACTCGCGGCTTCTGGTACCCTCCGAGAAAGTTCTTTTCTCATAAGACCAACACTCTGACCAACTGAGTTACGAGAGCGTGAAGATTTTTTTAGCGTCTCGCAAGGCCCCGCGACACCCAGGGCACTCGCGCTTGTTTAACGTGCGCGACCAACAGGCCCCGCACATCACGTGACCACACGGGTCCAGGAACAAGTCAACTGGGCGTTCCATACAAACAAAGCAAATAAATGATGCGTACCTTTCAGCGTGCGTATCCTTCAGCACCTTCTCCATCTCAGTCACTTGGCCCATCAACTCCCTGCAGTGCTGCGTCAGCGTCTCGATGCCCTCCGCCTCCTCGTGCTCCTGTACTACTTTCTCGAGGTTATCCTTTAAACGTGTATTCACCATGCCATCTATGACGCTGCGCATGTGTAGGATGTCCTCACGCTTGATCGAAAGTTCGGCCGAGGCCATCGCCAGGTCGCGGCGAGCCGTCGCCCACTCGAGTTTGTACTCGCCAATTTCTTTTTCGAAATTTTTCCACTTTTCATTGAGCTCGCACGGTATGGGCTCGAGGGGCTGGACAGGTGGCTGGAGCACACGTTCCAATATCTCCCGTGGGTCCAGGTACGTAAAGTTCATAATAGACCAGATAAAAATCTCCTTAAGTAATAAATGGCTTCGTACCCGAGCATGTTCAACCAGCCCCGTGGTGGCTATATCCAGCCGGCTAGCTTCCACACGTGGATTCTCGCCAAGGCCATCTACGTCTGTGCGGCCGTGCTGCTCATGATTACGGGCATCCAGGACTTTCTGGACCCGGGCCGGCGCCAGATCCCGGCCGTGAACATCAAGGCGATCACCGCCATCGTCATCGGCTTTTTCATGTTGTACCTGTTCTTCACCGTGTTGAACACGCCCAAGTACAATCGGTTCTAGGCTATTTATTTTGTCGAGCCATAATAAATGCCCGAGCTGTCTGCAACTGCACTGTTCGGGTTTGTTCTGACGGTCTTGTACTTTGCACTCGGTACTGCGACCGTCTACCAGGCCAACAACCCCCTGTCTACATCCAAGTCGGGTGCCGCACCCCCCAAGGACGTCCCGAATATTGTTTTCGGTTCTCTTTTCCTAGCCCTTTCCACCGCCCTCGCCGTCATGACGTTCCGCGCCATCTTCATGACCCCATAAAGGAGAGGGCCTCTTGACATATAAATGAAGCACCTCATCGGACACCTGGGGGGCCTGAAAATCACCACCGTGGCCCAGCTCGAGGCCTGTATGGACCGAGTCGCCAACGAGTGCAGGTTCTCGGTCGTAGGGCGATCGTTCCACCAGTTCGTGCCCCATGGCGCGACCGGAGTTCTCGTTCTGTCCGAGAGCCACTTTTCAGCACACACGTACCCCGAGCACGGGACCGTGTATGTTGATGTTTTTTGCTGTAGTCCGGGTTTCGATACCGTGGAGTGCGCACGGAGCCTGCAAGAAAACTTTGGCGCCAGTACGTTCGAGTACGAAGTCATCATGCGCGGTCAGAAACTCTGAAATTCAGACCTGGGTCCACATCACGCATCCAGTGGGGCACGGGGGACGTGTAGAGGGTCTTGGGGCTGAACGACACGTACGGGCTGATCGTCTTGGCGAGCAGCGCGAGCGACAGAAGGATCAAAAGCCAGATGAGCATTTAAAGTCTGTAGAGGTTTTTTGTCTAGGACCAGATGCATTCCGTGTCTGATTTCATAGACTCGGTCAAGGAGTCGCTGACTGACGCGCAATACAAAGAGGGTATGGAGCTCTGCCAGGCTCTTTACAATAAGAAAGAACTAGAGAAGAAGCTCTATAAGATGACGTATCTGGCGCCATATACGTTCGCCTCAGAGCACTGCGCCAACGAAGACTGTGACGACCGGACTCTCCAGATTTCTTTTCGTAAAAAGACATCTCTGATACAGCTCGAGGACGCGTGGGCGGCGCGGATCCGGGCCAAGAATCTGTTCTGCGGGGATGATGAAGAAATGGCCGAGTTTATAGACGTGGATGTCCTTTTGGCGTTTCCTATAGAGTCTGTGGATCTGGGGATGGGGCTTGAGTGGTTTGAGTTTCCGGTTCTTGATCTGGAGTTGGTGACGGACCCGTAAACTTTCGAGGTCTTATATTCGTCTGTATTGGCACATCCGGAAACTCGTGTGCACATGCGCTGATCTTCTTGCATTGCTCGATGAATGTCCGCGGATCGAAACGCCCCTTCATAAAATTACACGTCCAGCAGCACGCCACGGTGTTTTCTGTTGTGTAATGTCCCTGTTGATTCAGGCGATCAATGCCGTTCAGCCGGACCGCCAGGTCCAAGTGACCACAGTAGACGCATGGACTCGTCATCATCTTTTCAGCCTCGTCGTCGGTAATGGTCCACTGGTGTTCCTTTGCGATAGCCTGGCGCTTTGAAGAACTGATACGGTCATGAATATTGAGCCGTTTCCACAGACTCAGACGCTCTTTCGTTTTTTCATTCTTGGACCATTCGCACGTTTGTTCGAGGTCATGATCCGGTGGCGCTGGGTCGGTCTTCTTTTTGTCGGTAGATTTTTTCGAGTAGCCCGCGCCACGGGCCTTTTGAAGCTCCGTGTGGTACTCCTGGCGGTCGGGCCTGGCGTCCGCTTTCTTTCCCTTTTCACGACACTTTGCACAAGTAGATACGGGTTTGCCCCGTGCACCGATAAACTGATCAAGAGTTTGAGGGCCCCGCGTGCAATTCGTACATCTCTTGGTCTCTTCCGCCATTTGTTACTATAGTGGGTGGTTTCTTTAAGTCAGATCGTCCTCAAAAACCCCTCATATATGGTGGGATTTTTGGGGCCGAGGCCCGCTTTTTATGGTTTTTAGTTTATACCTCCCATACCTTCTACCTATGGGGTGTTTAATTGCTGAACGCCAAACCTCCCATCCCACTCTGGATTCTCAGGATGTTGTAGTTCACCGCGAACAGCTTCTGCAGGGTCGCCTGCGAGCCGTTCTTCAGCGCCACGGACACCTGAGCGTTGTCAATGCGCGAGAAGTTGCAGGTGCCGGTCGGCTGGTGCTCCTCCGGCTGCAGCGCGAAGGAGTACACGTAGATGCCCGGGTAGGGCACGCCGGTGTGGTACACATACGGCTGGTACTGGTTGAAGTACTTGCCGATCTGCTCCTTGAAGCGGTCCTGGCCGTTCAGGATCAGCTTGAACTGGTTCAGCGGACCCACCTCGTAGCCAGCGGCGCCGGCGGCACGGACACCCTCCTCAACCCAGAACACGTTGGACACGCCGGACACATTGGACACCAGGTGGGGGCAGCCCACCTCGTGGGGCAGCAGGGTCGCGCCGGTGGACGCCAGCGGGCTCACCGTCACGTTCACGTTGGCCGTCGCCGTGGAGAAGTTCCACATGCTGTTCACCACCGTGGCGGTGGCGTTGGCGTAGCACCAGATCAGCTCCTTCACCGGGTGGTTGAAGGACAGGCGGACCAGCTGAGCGGAGTCGTTCACGGTGGCGATCGAGTCGCCGCCGGTGTGCTGGACCTGCTCGATCAGGTACTCGTGGCCCTTCTGGGCGAAGCGGCGGCGCTCCTCAGTGTCCAGGTACACGTAGTTGGCCCAGACCTGGAAGTCGGTCGTGAAGTAGTTGCTGTAGTACGTGGTCAGGTCGAAGTCCAGGCGCACCTCGTGGTACTGCAGGGCAATCAGCGGCAGGTACAGGCCCGGGTTGCGGTTGAAGAAGAAGATCAGGGGCAGGTACACGCGGGGGGTGTTGGTCGTGTTGATGGTGGACACCGGGCTCGACGTCATCTTGCCGTAGTTGATCTTGTCCGACTCGCCGAGGAAGGTCTCGGCGTACAGGCGCCACCAGGTCTGGTAGTGCTTGTCGATGCGCTGGCCACCGATGGTCAGCTCCAGAGCCGCAATGGCGCGCTCGGCGATCCAGCAGGTGTCGGCCGACGAGTTGTCGGACGCCACGTTAGCCGCCGCCGGCAGCAGGGACACGTACATGTTGCCGACCAGGTCGCCGTTGCGGGCGATGGTCACGGACACGCGGCCCGAGGGGGTCGCCGTGCCGTTCACCGTCTGCTGGATGTTCTCCATCGCGAAGTTGGTGTGGCGCTTGTACACCGCCTGGAAGAAGGTAACCTTGGGCTGCCCAGTCAGGTACACATCCTGAGCGCCATAAGCAACGAGCTGCATAAGTCCACCGGCCATTTGTACTATGGCCCGAGAAAAAAATTTGGGACCGATCACTGACGCGCCCTGGGAAAATTTCTCGGACTAGAGTAATTATGAACTCTACTATGATGACCGCGGCCAAGACCAATGCCGCGAACGCCGGCGCCATGGCTGGTGCGGTACAGGATGGCATCGTGCCCGTGGCTGCTGGCAACAAGGCGGCCAACGCGAGCATGGGCGTGGCGGCGGCCCAGGCCAACGTCGTCGCCGCTCAGAATGTCAACGCCAAGGCTCAGGCGAACGCCGCCAAGGCTAATAATAATGCGGCCCGGGCCGCCCTGAACGCCGCCAAGAGCCCCAACGCCACCAACAACAGAGGCGCTGCGGTGGCGGCTGGCAACGCTGCGGTGGCCAACGCTGCGGCGGCTAATACCAACGCCCAGCTGGCTAACGCTTACCGTACCCTCAAGAACGCCATGGTCAGCAAGGGCCTGCCCCTGTAAGCACCCGCGCCTAAAAACTAAAACAAAACTCTCTGATAATTTCAAATGTCCGCCAAGCCCGATATCGAAGACGTGCCCGAGGATGAGGAGATGGATTTTGACGAGGAGATGGAGATGGATGACGGTGGTGACCTCCTGGACGCCCTGGGCCAGATGTTCACGACCGAGGATGGGGAGACGGTCGCCAGTGCCATGGTCGGGGTCAAGGTGGCCCTGGAGATGCAGAACAAAATTCTGATTAAGATTCTGAGTGTCCTGAGCAAGGCTCCACCGGCGCCTCCCGCTTAAAAATATGTGACGCTAACTTAGAAATGGAGCGCGTGCAGACGATCGACCACGCGACTCCTGAAAAAACAAACGAGATCCGAATGGAACTCCACCATTCGGACATCGTCAATATGAACGCCGAGCGGCTCAACGCCTTTGTGACGAAGCTCGAGGATCATATGTGTCTGAACGTCAAGGGGGACAAGTACGTCCCGTGGGTCAACGGTGCCCAAATCTTCGGCTTTGAAGATGGCCAAATTCAAAATGTAAATATTGATACGATCGGTAACCAGCGGCGGAATTTTGTCACAATTCTGTCTGACGTTTACCATCGTGCCGGGGAGCTCGGCATCCGCGATGATGCAAGCACTGACGTCACTGGTCTGGAGTTTCGGCTCGGCCAGCGCGTCACACGCCTCATCGAGACCGTGGACGACACGTACGAGATGATTTTCCGTTGGGTTCGAACCTACGAGCGAATCAACCACCCCACGTACGTGCCGATCAAGGGTGACATGGAGTCCCAGATTTTCAGGTGCCAGACGATGGGTCTGGGCGACCCCTCCACGGAAAAGGAGGATACCAGCTCGTTCCAGAAGTTCCTTCTGTACCTACTCGACCAGGCTTACAAGCTCAAGATGCGCCGGTACGGTGACCACTGCTGCAAGCAGATTGCGACCGAGGAGGGCCACCTGACCAAGGCGTGGAAGCCCGTCATGGAGATCAAGGACTTTGTCTATTACTACTCGCAAAAGGAGGAGAAGTATGACATGTGGAAGCACATGACCAGTAAGGGTTCCATCGTGACTGATACGATCCGCCACTTGACCAACTGCCGCGATCTACAGTTTCCTCAGATCAAGAAGAACAGGGCCGTGTGGTCCTTTCGCAACGGTATCTTCGTCGGCAAGTTCCTGGATGAAAAGGAGGGCCGGTATGCCACTCGATTCTACGAGTACACGAGCGAAAACTTCAAGCACCTCGACCCGACCATCGTCAGCTCCAAGTATTTCGATCAGGACTTTGACGTGGGCGCGATCGACACGCGCGACTGGTATGACATTCCCACGCCCCACATGCAGTCCGTCATGAATTACCAGGGATTCAGCAAGGATGTCTGCAAGTGGCTCTACGTCTTCTGCGGCCGCTTGTGCTTCGACCTGAATGACATGGACTCGTGGCAGGTGATCCCCTTCCTCAAGGGTATCGCTCGTTCAGGCAAGTCTACAATTATTACAAAAATTTGTAAAAAGTTTTACGAAGGTCAGGATGTCCGGACACTCAGCAACAACATCGAGAAGAAGTTTGGCCTCGAGTCCATCTACGATGGTTTCATGTTCATCGCACCGGAGATCAAGGGCGACATGGCCCTTGAGCAGGCTGAGTTCCAGTCTCTCGTCAGCGGTGAGGACATGAGCATCGCCCGCAAGAACAAGACGGCCCAGAGTCTGACCTGGAAGGTGCCGGGAATTCTGGCCGGTAACGAGGTGCCCAACTGGCGCGACAACTCGGGCTCCGTGCTGCGTCGCCTCGTGACCTGGAACTTTGGTCGTCAGGTGGCGGAGGCGGACCCGCACCTAGATGACAAGCTCGATTCCGAGATGGCCATCATTCTGTGCAAGTGCGTGCGCGCGTATCTCGACTACGCCCAGCGCTTCTCGGATCAGGACATCTGGAACGTCTTGCCAAAGTACTTTGTCGAGATCCAGACGCAGGTGGCGATGGTCACGAATACCCTCCAGCACTTTCTGGCCTCGGAGAATGTCGTGTATGGGCCGAACCTGTGCTGCCCGCAGAAGATGTTCGTCACGGCATTCAACCAGCACTGCCAAGCGAACAATCTGGGTCGGCCTCGGTTCAACCCCGACTTTTACGCAGGGCCCTTCAGCTCGCGGCAGCTCGAGGTCCGGCCAGGAACCACGTGGCGCGAGACGACCATGGCGACCCAGCCGTTCGTGTACGGGTTGGATCTGGCCCAGGATTTAAATACCGCAATCTAATAATGAACAGGGACGTGGCTGCCCGGAAGATTCAGGCGGCTTGGGCCCGCAAGCGCGCGCCGAAACCCAGCGAGTTCGTAAACAAATTCAACAACTTTGATTACGCACTCACCAAACCGGTCATCACGTCGACGATCATTTCTCTCGACGTGCCTTTTCACGACCTGTCGACAGAGCCCCTTCCCACGGGCGTCAAGGAGCTCCTCGGCTACAGCACGACCGGTCAATTGCCCATCGTCCGCAAGCTCCAGAACCGCGCCGGCGGGCCTCTCGGTGAGGCCAACCTCGACAAGGTGAAACGCTGGGCCTTCTCTGTGGAGTTTAAAAATCCCGCGTCGACCGCCTACGTCAGCCATGTTGAAAACGGCAAGATGCAGATTAGCAGCACGGGACCATACGAGCGCGTGATCCGTCTGCTCGAAAAGACGTACTACCCGGGCATTATCAAAGTCCCGATAAAGATGGTAAAGATTGACACGCGTCTGTACGTCAGCCGCAAGTTCAATCTTGATGAGCTCGTGTCGGAGATTGTCCGGCGTGTACCCAACTCGAAGATCCCCAAGGTGCAATACGAGCCCGAGCTCATGCCCGGTGCATATATCAAATGGTCTGATCCCCGTGCCAGCCTCATTATTTACACGAATGGTGTGATTTTGACTCAGGGGCTCAAGAGCCTCAAGGAAGTGGGTGCCACCTCCGAAATTCTACAACAGATGTTCAGCAAGTACCTCGTGGACAAGTTCAAGGTGTTCAAGTACGGGAGGAATTTTGGAGGGGGGCGCGACTACAATCGCGCGCCGAACCTCCCCAAGCCCGCGCGCAAGAACCTCGCCAAGAAGCGGGCCCAGGGCGCGGAGCGCTACTCACAGGCGATGGGTTGGAACAACGATCGTGAAGGGTTTTACGTTCGACCCGGTGCGAACGGCAAGCCGCGCTTCTACCCCATGGTGGCGAACCTCAAGCTCGTCAGACCCAAGATGATCAGGGCGTATGCTGATGCAGGCGTGCCTATTCCGCAAAAGGTCCGCAACCTCTTCGCCATCACGGGCACCGAGGCGCCTCCGCCCAAGACGGAGGGGCGGCGCGCGCCCAATTGGACCTCCACCAAGGAGGGCTACTACGTCAAGCCTGGTCCCGGGGGTCGCCCTTACTTTTACCAGATGCCCAAGGGTATCGCCGCGTCGCGCAAGACGGTCGCGGCGGCGTATAAAAAGGCGGGTGTGGCCATTCCCAACTCGGTCCGGAACCTGTTCAGCATCCCCAGAACGCCCAACAGCGCCGCAGGTCCGGCCAACGAGCCCACAGGCAACTGGAAAAAGCCTACACACTGGATGAATTACAATGCCAAGGGGACGGTTCGTATAAACGGCAGACAGTACGATCGGTACACGCGCCCAGAACTCGTTCAGATTGCGCGTAATATTGGAATTGCGGAAGTGAGCGAGCGCCAGTCGCTTGCAAAAATCGCCGAGCTCATTTCTAAATTTCTCAAGCCCTATACGAACGCCCCAAATACCGAAATCAACGGCGTTCCGGTGACCCTGATGGCGAACGGTCGCGTTAAGCGCGGGGCGCGCATTCGTCAGTGGGTCACGCTCAAGCCGGACGAGCAGGCGGCGATCGCCCGGGGCATGCTCAACTCCTTCAAACTGGAAGAGTATGAAAAAGTTAATCGCGGCGCCAAGTTCAACTACCTTATGGGAGCCAAGCGTCAGATGCAGGAAGAGGCGCGTAACGAGGCCGTGGCTGGTCGGGCCAACGAGCCAGCGACGTCCGCCCGGTCCGTGAATTCAAACAATTCCAACTTCGCCAAGAATCTCGAATACACACTGATGGCGCAGGAAATACTCGGCAACGCAAACTCGGCCCAGGTCAACAAGTTCGTGGCGGTGATAAAGAACCTGCCCAAGGGTGCACGCGGTCGCCCGCTCAAGCCCACGATCGAAAAGGCCGCCCGGAATTTCAAGCGGGCCCAGAGCATGAACGCGCAGCTGTCAAATGTGCGCAGGGCGTACGCCGAGGCGGTCCGGGTACCGAACTGGCTCCCTTCAAACATGCACACCGCATACAAGACCCACCTCGTGCGCCTCGGTACGACCCCCAACGCCAAGGGGGTCCTGCCTACGAAGGATGCGGTCCGTCGCGGTATGCAAGCCTGGCTGAACGCGAGCCTGCCACAGGGGGGGCGCGCTGCATTCGAGCGCGAAAACCTCAATACGGGCCTCGTAGTGCGCGTGCCTGCATGGAACCCTGTCAACCGTGGCAGCCCTAATATCCCCAACATAGGCACGAAGCGCCTGGGCCCTGAACGCAAGAAGCGCGCCGCGCCAGTCGTGCGCACCAACGCCCCGGCGGTTGGCCCGATCAAACAGGCTAAGAAGGATCCGCGCGAGAACAAGAACTACCCCGTGCCGAGAACCGCCAATGCGGAGAATCTGGTGAACGCCATAGCCAACCTTGGCCTGAACATAGGCGCCTCCAATCGCTACTCGTGGTCCTACCTCGCCAACAAAGGCCTGAACGACCGATTCTACCAGAACTGGATGAATTACACCGCGTCGCCAAACAAGCCTCTGAACGTCAGCGGCGCCAAGGCCCAACTGAACAGCTTAAAGACGGCCAAGGCGCGTCAGGAGTGGCTGGCCGCTCGCAGGTCGGCGTTTGGTGCGGCAAACTACCGGAACCTCGTGGCGTACCGCACGTCCCTGAACCAGAAGAACAAGAATCGTCGCGCAGCGGCTCGGGCCGAGCGCTAAACGCACTTTAGAATATCGAAAATTTTGTAGAGGATTGCGAAAAGCTTGTTGGCGTCGCCAATATCACGTGGGTTGATAATCTCCAACTCGACGTGCCACGTGGTGTCCTCGTCCGAGTCGGGGTCATCCGGGTCACCCTTGATCTGCGAAAGATCTATCGAAAGGTTCTTGCGGACAAATGACCAGCGGCGCTTCTCTTTGACGCTCGCCATCTCCTCGTCATCCTGCTCGTATGGAACCTCGGTCGAAATCCCAAGACGCACGTCAAACGGGCTGTCGTCCAGGCCAAAGTCCGAGACCGCCACGCGCGTCTTGGTCACCGCAACCGACTCATCAGTGGCTTCATCCACGGTGATTCGCTTGTTACCTGAACCGTAATAGACCGAGTACGTCTTTTGACTCCGAGACTCCCAGCCCTGATAGGTGTCCAGAGCCGTGAGGATCTTCTGAAAAGCCTCACGGCCGACGTTCGTGTCAAACTTGGTGGGCGTCTTGCGGCCAAGTCGAATTTCAATCTCGACGTGATCGGAAGAGGCGTGCCGACGAATGAGGGGCTCCCAGGCTTCGTAGAGGCGGCGCGCGGTTTCCATGTTAAAGTTTAAGAGCGGCTCTGTTTTAAGGCGCGATGAAGGGCTTGCCGAATCTCGGCAATACCTGCTATTTCAACACGGCCGTGCAGTGCCTAGCGCACGTGCCCCTCTTGGCAAGGTCCGACTACAAGGGACCTTGTGATGTGACGCGAGAGTTTAGCAAGTTGGTCAGACAGATATGGTCTGGTGTCCCTGATCCTCGGCCCTTGCACCGTGCCTTCACGACACGTTTTCCACACTTTGCCGGTACAGGTCAACACGATGCCCAAGAGGTTATCCTCAACTTTATTGATATTTTTGAAAAAACTTTAAAAATAAGAATTTTCACTGGACGGGAGGAGCAGGAGACCGTCTACCCCGGTGGAAGGTCGACCCGAACAGACGACTTTGTGTCCGTGATGTTCCCCACGACCGGTGAGTCGGGTGAGGTTACGCTTGAAGAGCTTTTGGTCCGCCGCGCCAAACACACGGCCCTTCCCGGCTACACGGACGACAAGGGTCGGACTCACCACGTGGCGGCAGTGTGCCAACGCGTCACAGAGTGGCCCGTCGTGGTCAGCTTTACGTTCGGGGTCTACGGGCCCAGGTCGACCGTGATCCTGCCTGAAATATTCGAAGGGCGCCGTCTGTTCGCGGTCGTGCTGCACGCAGGGATGATGCACGGGGGACACTATGCGGTCGCGGTGCGAAATGGGGACAAGTGGGTCATAAAGGACGATGACTCCATTCATGAATTAAAAGAGCCCCCGCTCAGAGGGCAGTTCTACATGGCTATGTACAGACAGCAAACTCGGCCAACTGAATATTCTCTCGGATGTTCACCAAGGTTCGAAAGTAAGTCCGACGATTATTTGGATACGTCTTATCGGTCCGGATCTTCTCCACTTCCCATCCCAGATCGCCGTATCCGCACTCGAGGATCGAGCCGTCCGGGTATGGGGACCCTCGCCCCCTGTGAAGCTCCGCCTCCTTGTACTCGGTCCCGCGATCCTGCACGAAGAGCTCCCGGCCGTTCCGAACTAAAAAGTCTATGGTTATACGATCGCGGGGCTTCCATTTGAATAGAGTCTCATGCGTTCCCATGCGGATGGGGTCTGGTACGGGTGTGAACACCAGACCATCCGTGACCCACGGGAACGAATCGAGTGGCGGCAACCCCGACGCAAAGTCCCCGAGCGGAATCATCGTTTTGATTCTAATATCAAACGGATCTTTTGTCGATCGCACAACGCTCTTGAGCAGGCCGCGCGCCGCCTCGAGCCGAGCCGTGAGGGGCTGCCGCCGCACATCCACACCCTTGACGACGACCGAGTCGTACACGAGAAACACGGGTTTTCCACCAGCCTTGAGCTCCACGAGCTCGCCATCGAGTATGGTCCCCCGTGGGATCATGGTACTGACCGGCGTCATGGCGAACGCACGGTTCACGAGTACGGTGACGCGGCGGCCCTCGTGCTCGCAGCTCACGAGCATGTGTCGCACCCCATCAGTCTTTTCACAGACGAGATATTCTCTTTTTTTAAACTCTACAAAGTGCCGTCGCTCTATTGAGACGGGCTGCGGTCCTGGGAATCGGTCAGCATCTACCGATTCCCACGACTGTTGTATATAGGCCTTTACAGCCTGTTGCATATTTATCAGGGGCCAGGTGTCTCTAAGTCCGGGACCACGGCTCCGTCTCGGTCTCTCTAGGGCCTGAGCTCCACACCGGACGTTTCGAGGATATTTCCGACGCACTCGTGTACAAAGTGACAGATGACTGTTGCAGATGTTACTGCACCCACCTTGATGCCAAGCCCCTGCAGTGTACAAAACATAGTTTCATCGAGAGGGAGCTTTACTGGGATTTTGTCCCCGCGCAGTTTTTTGTCGACTGGTTTGGCGTCCATAGCCCACACACGTGCGGTGGTGCTCTTGACCTCGTAAAGAGACTCGGCCAATTTCTTGCCCACTTCGGTGTCAAACTCGAGGCCGCGCTGGCAGGCCCCCTCGGTGGACCCCTCCTTCGTCTTTTTCGCAAATCGGTCCCAATTGATCCCCTCCAGGACAGCCGGGAATACCAGGACCTGCATACCCTTATCGAACGGATCGATCGCCTTGTGGATCGACTTGTCGTCAAGGTTCGTCCCGTACTCCAGCCAGATGATGCGCTCACCCGACTTGATGAGCTTCGGAAGACCGGCCCGATCATTCACGAAAGAAATGTCCAGGTGCTTCCCCTTCATCATACAGATCATATGGATATTCATCATAGTGTGCAGTGTCGTCGCGCTAATAGACTTGTTTCGCGTGACGGCACATATGTGAATCACGGACATTATAAATAAAATGTCGGAACCTTTTAACTATGAAATCATTGGCTCTCCTCACACTCGAGGCGGTCGTTGTCGGTGCTCTCCTTGTTCTTATTTTTATGATTGTGAGCCGGTTCATGGGCCCCGTGCCCGCCGTGTTTGTGAGCGGGGCCGCGTTCCACCTCGCTTGCGAGGCGACGGGCGTGAACGCGTGGTACGCGCGCAACTACTTCAGTCGCTCGTCCATCACCCCGTGAAACCGAATGTTCCCCACGTGACCCAGGGTCGTCGTGACGTCGGCGAAAATCTTTCCATCCATCTGCTGCCAGCGCCGACAAAAGGCGTAGTCCTCGGACAGGTAGCGGCGGCTCACCGGATCGATCATACAGTCGAAGCATGCATGGTACGTCTCGAGATCGCGATTCTGATGGTCGTTCTGACACATCAGCTCGGGATACTTGGCCTCCATCTTCTCGAACACGTGGCGCTTGATGAGCATGAAGCCTGTCGGCCCGTCCAAGACCTCGGTGAATCCGTTGAGCACTGGAGTATTCGCGTACTTGAAATTCATCACGAGACTCGATCCAATCTTATTCGGGTCGCGGGTCGGGTCACCGGCCTTGTAAGCCGCGTCCACCTGGTCCCACATGATGCACTTTTTAGGATAGCACGCCACCGCAATCTCGTGGCCGGAGTCGATCAGACGCATGACCGACTCGGGATCAAAGTGAATATCGGCATCCACAAACAGAAAGTGGGTCGCCTTGGTCTTTTGCATGAAACGGGCGACCGCGAGGTTGCGGGCGCGGTGAACGAGGGATTCGTTCTCGGTCGTGTCGAGCATCATCTGTATACCACGCTGCGCGCACAGACGCTGGAGACGGAGCATGGACTCTGCGTAGGCCGCGAGACAAACGCCACCGTAGCATGGCGTGCTGACAAAGAGCACGACGGGCTGGCTCATTATAAGACATTAGGTCAAGGCTTTTAAGTCCTTACTTACTATCGCCTCCAACTTGGTCAGAGTAGGAACTGAAACGTCACAAATCTTGCACAGGTCCGCCTTTGTGATCCCACCACGCTCCTTGATTATCGTCCATATCACGGCGCAGGCGACCGCCTTGGGCGTGCGGCCCTGCAGGCCCGCCGAATCCTCGAGCTTTTTGCACAAAGTCACGGTGCGCATCTTGAGGCGGCCCCTCTCCGCTTCGGGGACGCACGTCAGGTCGTTCCAAAAGCGGGGGATCAAATCGGCGGGAGTCGTCACGGCCACGCGCGCCTCGGGCACCTGAACCAGGAAAATCTCGGTCGTACGGGCCATGTCACGTACGGGAATCTCGAACGCCGCGGCAATCTCTTGTGTCGTACGGGCCACGTTGAAATCCCGGCAAGCCTGGAAGATGCAGTTCGCCTTGACGCCGACTCGAATCGCGCCACGTGTAAGGGTTTGCTCACTGAAATACTTGTACTTGATTTTGGCGGCGTACATGACATTGTCGGGGAGCTTGAGAATCTGTTTTCCTACACGGTCCATCTCCGCGTAGGAGTGGAAGAGGCTACGATCCTTGTGATTCATAGACGTGTGGAAGTTTATTCTCGCGAGGCGCTTTAGGCTCGAGCTTGCAGAGGCCCGGACCGTCATGATTGTACCTGTGTTCCACGCGGCGCTAAAATGGTCCAGGTTCGAGGGGGCGCCGACGCGCGAAGGATCGCACGAGACACCGTCTTCTCCAGGACCCCCGCGCCATTCGGGTTCGTCCGACACATACGAGTAATCGGCCCGTCCACACTCACGACACGTGGGCAGGCCATCTTCGTTGAGAAGCCTCAGGCCTCCGCACACGCACTCCCAGTCAGCGCGATCAGGCGTGCACTTCTCGAGTGGGGCGCGCAGCTGATCGAACGCCTCCCAGGCCTGCTCCAGTGCGACAGTCATGGTTTTGGTCTTTTGGGCAGGACCGCGTTAGGGTCCTGTACAAAAAACATGATTTCTTAGTAATGGACATGCTTATTACTGCTGTTGCTATTGCTCTTCTTTGTGTCGCGGCCTGGATGCTCTACAAGCGCTTCAGTCTCCGGTTCAAGGCCCAGCCCGAAGACCCCGTGGAGGAGGACTATGAGGAGGAGGTCCAGGAGGCCACGGCCGACCCGGAGCCTATTGTTCGGCCGTCGACCCCCGAGCCCAAGAAGGAGGCTTGATGACCTCGTCGACGAGACCGTACCGTAGGCACTGATCGGCATCCAGATACAGATCCTTTTTTAAAATTTTATTCAACTTGCGGATGGGTATGGTCGTCTCAGCCTCATACACGGCCTGCATCCGCTCCATATCTTTTGTAAAATTCTGCATATGATCTTTGAGTTCCTCAAACTTCCCCCAGACTCCATCCGCGCTAATCTGATGAATTAGCACGTATGAATTCTCGAGCATACGACGATTCCTGCCGGCCAAAAGAAGCAAGGTGGCGGCCGACGCACACACGCCGTCGGCGACCGTCGTCACGCGCGCCTTGAGGTTGCGGATATGGTCCATGCCGCTGAAACCACAATGCAGGTCACCCCCGTCACTCTTGATGTATAGGGTCACGGCTGGATCTTCGTCAATGTCTAGATCTATGTAAGTCTTGCGGAGAGTCTTGACGAGCGTCCGTAGCTTCGTCACGAGCTCGAGGACGCTATCCTCATGGACCTCGCAGTGAAAGAAAACCTCGTTACCACAGACCTTCACAAACGAGCTCTCCTCTTCAGTGGCCATCTTAGAGTTTCAAAGGCGGGTTTTTTTATATGCATAAGGTAGAATATGCGAAAAGCAGGAGCCCTCGCCAAGGGGGTTAAAAAGCCCCCAATAAGGGCGGCACCGAAGGCGGCACCGAAGGCGGCACCGAAGGCGGCACCGAAGGCGGCGAAGAAAGGAGGGGCCACCGACTCTAGATCCCCCGGTTCTCCGGGCGGAGCCGCAGCGGGTGAAGCGTCGGGGCCAGAACCGACGGGGTTTTCGCCAGGTGGCGGCGTTGCTGGTGCACCGTGTAAACCTGAATCGGGGACAAAGATTAACATTCAGATTTCCGGTGCTGATATGGCCGCGTCGTCCGGTGTGTTTTCGGAGACGGTCGGCGGAGAGCCTCAAGAAGAGGAGGCGGGAGGAGGTGGCCTCCTCGGGGGATTGATGGGTGGCGGGGGTGAGAAGCCTGCGGCCAAGGCGCCCGCGAAGAAAGCGCCCGCGAAGAAAGCGCCCGCGAAGAAAGCGCCCGCGAAGAAAGCGCCCGCGAAGAAAGCTCCCGCGCGCAAGGGTAAGTTTACCCTCGAGGGTGCGCGGGTCACTACAGGTGACGACGTCGCGTGGGCCCTCGTGGGTTTCATACTCGTGGCGCTTCTGATCCTGATTTAATTTTTTTGTAAACCAGTATTAGGTACGATGTCGCTCGGCGACAGCGTGTTTTTCGCGAGTCAGAGTGAAGAATACAAGATCAAGATCAAGATGCCAAAGTTGCCAAAACCAAAGGTCATGTCGCCCAAGGATTTTGGCAAGGCTCTCTACAAGTTTAGCGGAGCCCAAGCACTCAAAGAAAGTGGGCAGGCTCTTTCAAAGTGCAAGCCTAGAGACTCCAAGTGTATAGCAAGCAACTTGGGCAACTTGGCGCTTTCAGCCTCGAGCTTCGTTCCAGGTGTTGGCGTCGCCGGTCGCGCGGCGTCTGTGGCGAGGATGGCGGCGGTGTCGGCCGTAAAGGCGGGGGCTACGGCAGCTAAGGTGGCAAAGACGGCGGCAGGCGCGGCCAAAGCGAGTAAAGCGGCGGTGGCCGTTTCCAAGGCGGGCAAAGCAGCGGTGGGCGCTGCCAAATCGGGTGCCAAGATGGCTGGTGAGGCGGCCATGAGCGCGGGTGGTGCTGCCGCGGATTTCGCGGGAGATAACGCGGGGGCCCTCGCGGGGGGTGCGGCGCTCCTCGGGGCTGGCGCCCTTGGCGCGTCGATGTTGCGCGGCCCGACCGGGGAGCCCATGATGGCGGGACCTGACGGCACCCCTATACCCATGCCAGGTGGCTTTGCGGGGGTCCCCGGCGCTCCCGGGTACCCAGGGATGCCGGGAGCGCCGGGAGCGCCGGGAGCGCCGGGCGCGCCGGGTGGCGGAGCGTACGCGCCCGTCACCGTCAACACACCCCCAATCAAAATTAACATTCAGATTTCTGGAAAAGATATGGCTGCGTCATCGGGTGCGTTCGATGACGAAATCATAGGGAAGCCGCCCGGGCGAACCACAATAGTCGCACCGTCGCAGGAAGAGGAAGAGGAAGAGGCTCCGAGCGGCGGTGGCGCCAAGTCGGCCCTCCTTGGTCTCGCAAAGGGGGCCATTTCAAAGAAAATGGCAGGGGGCGAGTCCTTCACCTTGACTGGCGCCCCAATCGAGCCCTCTGTGAACTGGTTCGCGCTTGTATTTTTCTCGATGTGTATTCTCATCCTATTCTTTACTTCACGATAGTCGCGTTGTACTCGTTCAAATAGTCAATAGGGAACGTGGTCTGGACCGCGTCCATGGTGATGGGCTTGCCGCCCGTCTTGGCCTGAAACTCGTTGAACACCACGAGGAAATCCTTGAAAAACTCATTGAGTTGTTCAGGTCCCATCTTCGTGATGTCGACCGGCTTGCCCTGGCCCGTCTTGGCGAGCATGAGCATGACGCGCACCCGGTAATCAGCCACGTCCTTCTCGGCGTATCCCTCGTTCATACCCCGCATGAAGATCAGGACGTAAAGAACGATCAAGAGGATCAGACCAGAAATCACGTATCCATCCATTTACTTAAATGTGCATATTTTTTTCATAAACGTTACGTCCTGTGGAGTCAGCTCCGGGTAGTCCGCCGCCCGAGCAATCACGAGAGGCACGTCATCTATCGATTTGGTCCCAATTTTTTTATAAATTGCTTCCAATTTCTTACGCTTCATGCAGTAGTTTTGGAACTTGGTCCAGAGCGATCCCGGTCTGAGTTTTTTGAGCGTCTTTTTGATGATGGCCGCAGGGCTGAATACCGCCTGCACCACGAAGAACTGCATTTGGTCCCAATCCTGGGTCCTGTATATGTGATCATCTATGATATCAGCCGTGCTCATCATGAGGGCCACGTTGGCAATATCATCCATCGTGAGGTTGGGGGCGTCCGGGTAATTCTCCTGAACTACGGCCCACGAGTACCCGTGCTCGTGCAAGGTGCCTATGGTCGGCCGGACGCCCCGGACTCCCTTCACAAACAGCACGTCCAGGTCGTGCTTGGGTTCCTGGAAGTTGTCCGGTGCGTCCGAGTTGAACTCGAGCGCCTGAAGCACGAAGCGCACCGACCCGTTGGCCCGCCCGACAAGCTCCCGCACCTTTGCCGGGTCGGCATCTGGTTTTTTTGAAAAAATAATTTTTTCAATTTTTTCGGGAGATGGTCGAGGGTACTCTTGGTTGAGTACGGGAAAGTGCAACTTGACGGGGTTCCGTGCCGTGATGAAGAGCTGAGAGCGTGACGGCGGCCCAGTGAGTTCTCGGAGACCCACGAGATCTTCGACCGACTCAAAGTCATCTATGATTACGGGCCGGTCGGCACTACGGACACGCTGCATAAAGTCGATCGTTCCCTGCTTCGATCGTAGTATGTCCTCAGTCAACCATATACCTCTAGCTATCTCGACCAGGTGCGTCTTGCCGATTCCAGGGGGTCCCCAGAAGCACACGGCCCCCGCGGAAGCAATCTCCTGCGCAGAACCGGGCACGCTTTTTTGACTCTTTGTTTTAATGAAGCGATCCATCGCACCTGACGAGTCTGATGACTCTCTTACGAAGCAAGTCTTAAATATGATTCTCGAGAATAACGCATTCATGCCCTACATAATAGGTTGGATGGCTTTCAACGTCATCATCTTGGCCCTCGTGATTTATATCTCAATAAGAATTAGCCTAAGACCATGAGTACTCGGGCAGTGCGAGTCGTGCGCGACACCGACGGTCGGCACAAGTTCAAGGCGATCTTTCCAGAGGGGCAAACCGTCCACTTTGGCGCCAAGGGCTACTCTGATTATACGATTCACAAAGACCCGACCAGGATGAAACGGTACGTGATCCGTCACCGGAGGCGCGAGAAGTGGGGCCGGTCCGGACAGTACACGCCCGGTTTTTGGTCGCGTTGGCTCTTGTGGTCCAGGCCGAGTATGAGGGGCGCGTTGGCCAAGACGCAACGGGTACTCAGACGGCGCATTATTTTCGGGGCCACTAGTAAATGAGCAACGTAGCAGCAGCGGCTCCCAACCTCAATCGCCCGACCAAGATGTTCTTGGCGTTTTCTCTCGCGGCGATGGCCGGCTACGCCGCGGCCGTGGCCCTCGTGCCGAAGAAGGATCGCAAGGGATTCTCGTTTGGTATGGTGGTCACTGGTCTGATCGTGTCCATCATCGCGGTCATGTACAACGGCGTCCTTCTCGGTAAACAGATGGGCGCGGCCCAGTACTTGGCGGCTATGCGCAATAAGATGGGCGCGGCCGCGGTCGCCAAGGTGGGCGGACCGATCACCAATGTGGGGACGACCGCCGCCGTCACCGCCTGATTTTTTCCTGAGGGTACAGTAAATGGCGAGCCAGGAGGCACCCGTCGTGCCTTTCATCGCAGGTGCCAACGCAAACGCCGCAGCGGGAGTGGTCAATAAGCCCGCCAACGATCCCAAGCCCGCCAACGCCAACGCCGCCAAGACGGGTCGCCCCCCCGCGGAGTGGCTCAAGATGGCGGCTGTGATCCTCGTCGAGTCAGCATCCGGTTTCAGCACGGGCTTTACGCTGGCCAGAAACAATGTGGCGGGTGTGACTCTGGCCATCATCGCCATGTCGTTCGTGTACGGTATGGAGTTCTGGATCCGGTACAGTGGCGACGGTCCCGGTTGGCTGTTTTTTGGTGGCTTCGTGGCCCTCATCGCGGCGGGTTTGATTCCGTACCTGTCTATGACGCAGAATATTGGTCCGGTGAAGAATAAGGCGCAGAAATCATCGACCGTCTACCTGCCGACCGTCGCCGCCTCGTGGTCGGCCACGGCCCTTCTGTTTGGCCTGCTCTGCGCGGGCATGTCCGGTGGCAAGGTGCTCAAATCCGACGCGATCCAGGGCGTGATCCTTTCCCTTCTGTACGCGGGCGCGTCGTCGGCTCTCGGTTACAGCGTCGGGACGCCGGGCGGCGCCAAGTCGGGCAACACCACGCTGGCCATGATGGCCTGGGGCGGCCTCGTGATGTTCGACCTCGCGGGTCTGGCTCGTGGTCCGTAAATAAACAATAGAATCTAAAATTCAACAAATGATCATAGGGCTTGTCGGTCGGTCACGTGTGGGCAAGGACACGGCCGCGAGCTTTTTCGACGGGACGCACCAGGTGCGCCGTTTGGCTCAGCCCGTAAAGGACGCTTGCAAAGTTCTTTACGGATGGAGTGACCGAGAGGTGGAGAGCGCCGCCAAAGAGGCCCACGACCCCAAGTGGAACCTGACCCCTCGCATGGCTATGGTCCACCTGACACATGCTATGCGCCAGTGCAACGGCACAAACTTTTTTACAAAAAGATTTTTCGAAACTTGGGACGGTTTACCGGTGGTGATTCCGGACGTTAGATTTAACGATGACGTGGTTGAAATTCACAGACGAGGAGGAATTACTATCAAGATTACACGTGAGGGTTGCCCGGATCATTCGTTTGAGTTTCCAATTGATTTCCTAGGAACAACCTACGAGGTCACAAACGACGGCACGGTCGAAGAGCTCAAGGCGAAGATTTCGAGATGTTTAGAGGGGTGCCACAAGACGCCTGCTGCGACAGAGCCGCGCTCAGGTGCCTGAACGCGTCGGGGGTCTTGGTCGCGTCGTAGTTCATCGTGCAACCCGGTGCGATGCCCATGGAGCCCGCCTCGGCAAACGCATCCTGATTGGCCCCAAGGTATAGAAACTGCCACCCGTCCTTTTGGCGCTCGAAAATCAGGTCCTTGATGTGAGCCTTGGTGTACCTATTGCTTGCATTTTCCAGACCGTCCGTCAGAATGATGATTGTCGGCGGGGACTCACCGGACCAGGCCTTGATGGTTCGACCGATGGCGTCCAGGAGCGCCGTCGATCCTCGAGGCTTGTATGTCGCTCGGGTCAATGGTTCGATCTCACCGATGGGTCGCTGATTATAAGTAACATTGTACTCGTGGTCAAACTGCACGAGGGTCATGGTCCCCCCAAACGCAGCCTGCTCCTTGACGAGTGCATTGTAGCCCCCGATCGTATCGTCCCAGCACGACTCCATAGAGCCTGAGCAGTCGAGGAGGAAGATACGGTCAGCCATTATGGTTTTTTTGATTGTCTCCTTTAGGTGATGTTCCTATCACGTTCACAGACCATGAATTTGCTGCAGGCCGACCAGGATGGGTTCGCGAGTCGTCTAGGGCCCTTGGACCTCATGGCGCGTCACGCCAAGTCGCGTTCGGACTATATCGAAAAAGCAGTAAAAAGTGCCCAGGACTTCACACCCGACGAGAGGGACGCCCTGTGGCGCGAGATCCAGCGGGCCGACGAATACCTTGCGGGCACCCGGTATGGTGGCGTCCCGTGGCGGCTCGCCAAGGCGCAGTATGAGGATGGCATGCCACACACCCGAGGCTCCGTCATAGTGGTGCCGGGCGTGGTGGATGCGGCGACCCTTACGCACGAGATGGTCCACGTGGTCCAGAAGACCAGGGGTCCGCGGGTCCCACCTGGTTACAGCCAGTCTAACGCCACATTTCAGAACATTCGGGCCAACCCCGACACTGACGGGCGCGTCTGGTTCAAAGACAACGTGCCGGCCGACGCCTTCTACAAGTCGGCGCGGCCCATGGGCATCTCGGACGTCGTGCAGTACGTCGAACATCCGTTCGAGGCTGAGGCGTACGCCGTCTCAGACGCGTTTCGGCCGAATACGCGCTGGAACGCGTGAGGCGTTGGCGATGCGGCGCCCGTCCATAAAGCGCGCCTTGCGGCCGTATACACGCTGTCCGTACTTGAGGACGACGTAAGAGCCCTTGAGCGTCACGAAAAAGTGCCGCCCTGCACGATTCTGAAATCTCGTCGGCTGGAGCCTCGTCTGCTCCAGGAGCGCCATCCGGCGCGAGGGCCCCTTCTTCATCAAGAGGGCCTCGCGGCGGGTCTGACCACGATGGATCCCCAGGAGCCCGTCGAGTCTCTTCATATAAAAATCTCAGAAAAAACTACCACTTGATGGTCGGTCCTGGAGTCGGCCCGCCCACCGACTCCTATTACGTCCAAAATCTCTCAGTGCTCAGAAATGTGTATCACGAGTGGACCGAGGCTTTGCCCCATGTCACGCCGTACTACGCAGTCAAGTGCAACCCCGATCAAGAGGTCGTTGCGACGTTGGCCCAACTCGGGTCCAATTTTGACTGTGCGAGTCCGACGGAAATTCAACAAGTCATTGACTTGGGGGTGGATCCAGAGCGAATTCTATATGCAAATCCGTGCAAACGTTTTCAGGACGTGATCTTTGCTAAAAACCATGGAATAATGCGAACCACGTTTGATTCAACGTGCGAGCTCAAAAAGATGGCGCGCGCGGGCTGGAGCCCGGAACTTCTTTTGAGAATTCGAGCCGATGATCCAAAGGCTCGGTGCAACCTCGGCGTCAAGTACGGTGCCGAGGAGCACGATTGGGACATTCTGCTGTTCACGGCCAGGGCCCTCGGCTTCAACGTCGTGGGCGTTTCTTTCCACGTCGGATCCTTTGCCACAACCCCGGGCGTCTTTTCGCTCGGAGTGAGCAAGGCTGAGCGTGCGATTGAATTGGCACGCGAACACGGATACGCCCCGCACATTATAGATATTGGGGGAGGGTTCAGCGCCTCCCACGGATTGCCAAAAGAACCAATCAAGACGGACTCTTGTACATTGATCGCCGAACCCGGTCGCTTCTTTGCCGAACGGATCAGCACGCTCTACACGCCAGTCATAGGCACAAAGGGGCACGGGGTCACGATCGACGAGAGTCTGTATGGCGCTTTTAATTGTATTTTGTTTGATCACGCAGCCCCCCAGCCCAAGGCGGTGCTGCGTGACGGGCTCCACGTCACCACGGAAACGGCTCCCATGACGATCTTCGGCTCTACATGCGACGGTGGAGACATGATCGCCAAGGAGGCCTTTCTCCCCGTGGATATTCAGGAGGGGGACGTGCTCGTATGGGAAGACATGGGTGCATATACGAGCGCGGCAACGACACAGTTCAACGGATTTCCATTCAACAATAGAAAAAAGATTTACATAGAGTAGGAGGATGCCCCGCGTCATCTACATGCCCAACTCGGGTGGCCCTTTCGAAAAACCCAAGGACCCCCCGAATATCCCTCTTCTTGTGGGTGGCGCGACTGGAGGCCTGGCCACGGTCGGCGTTGCCATCAGCGCCAAGAACTGGCTATGGGAAAACAAAGGGAAAATACTTTTGTTCATTTTAATCGTGATAGCAATACTAGTTGCTTTATGGAAGGCTTTCACGGGGGATAAGGGGGAAGAGCCCGAAGAAGAGTAATGGAGGCGTTCGAAATCGCATACGATGATGAGACAAAGCAATGGATCAAGCGCCCGTGCGCCAGCCCGAGAGAGGTGGCCGTAGCGCGTCCGCGGCGTTACTGGACCGAGTGCGCTTTGGCCACCCTATTTATCGCCCCGTGGGTATTTTATATTTGCAAGTATTAAATGTCCAACTCGTGGAAACCACGGAACAACAACACGCGTAACCACGGCGGCCAGCGGGTCGGCTACGTGCCGGTCGGCACCGCGAACGCCAACAACAATATCATAAAGTTCTACACGCGCGTCGTGTTGAAAAACGGCAAGTGGATGCCTGACCCCACCGCCAAGTTTGGAAACTGGGCCAAGACGCGCAACGGCACGAACTTTGTACGCGTGGCTAACCTGTATGGCGGGTACGTCCCCATCAAGACCGTGCACCGGTGGAGCAATATGAACAACGAGCGCCGGCGCCGCAATAAGGGCGCTCAGTACGATCCGGGGCTGGGTTATAATCAGCCTAACCTCAACGTCAACTGAGCTCTTTTGAACGACCCGTCCTCATTGAAGTCGGGGTGCCAGGAGTGATTCATGACGAGAAGGGCGTAACTAGACACACGACCGTCTCGCCTATATGAGTAGCTTCGGCTCGTCATGAAATTATCCGTGCCAAAAACCCATGAAATTTCATTCTGACACACATACATTTGCGCGTTCCGTAGTTTAATGAATCTCGATACACCTTCGTTAAACTCGACGTACTCTTGTGACCTGCAAGGGAGGTCCAGGTCTGGCGCGACGAGCCTACGTGGCCCGAAACCCATCGCACGCCTCGTATCTATGTCTGCGTGACGTGCTATGCGTTCTATTATATTTTTCATTATTTATTCAAGGCGCGGTGTGTTTAAGAGTCCTCGAGAACCTTCTGGAGAGCCGGCCACATCGTGAGGGTCTTCCCAGCGAACTCCTTGCGGACCATAGCCTTGGCCGCCTCGCGCATCTTCTTGTCGTCGTGATCGCACATGGCGTCCAGGTAGTTCAAGAGCTCGTCCCCCGTGAGTTGGTCGGCCGTCGCCTTCAGACGCTCCTCGGCGCTCGGAATGGACTTGCGGACCTCGAGACATTGCTTGTAGAGCTCGTCGTGTTCATTTGTCATATCGTCTGTGAGTGGGGCGCCCATCTCATTATCGACAGGCTCGACGGCCTCCTTGGGGTCCTCGGTCGTGCAAAACGCACCCTGTTTCGGTGCTTCGGGCATCTTGCGCGTGGGCTTTGGCATGAGGTCATCCGAAAAGGCCATGCGCTCGTGGATGGCCGCCACGTGCGTCTTGGGGACGGGCGGTGCCTCTTCGATCACGGGCTCCTCAACAGAAATAAGGTCTGGAACGTTATCGTCCCCCGTGAGGTACCCAAGGTGGGTGAGAACCTCGCGGGCGAGCTCTTCGGAGTCGATCTTGATAGTAATGGTCGCCATTAGTTAAACAAGGAGCGCATCTTTTAACTAATGGCAGACCTCAAGGCGCTCTCTTACGAGGCCATCTTCGACCGGCGTTCAAAAATGTCTGGACGCGTCGGGAGCGTCTTCCTCTATGGAATGATCCGACTGGCCGAAATAATAGACTGGTGGTTCCCTGTTAAGGTCAAGACCCCCTAAGATGGCAATGACCACCCTCGTCACCAAAGACGGACGCGAGTTCAGCGTCGACCAGACCTTTGTAGGGGCCTGCTCGACGCTCAAGATGTTTTCAGATGAGGCGGGGGGACCCGTCCCTTTACCGAACGTGGACGCGGCGCTTTTAGAAATAATTCTAAAAGGCACGGTCCCTGACTTTGAGGACCCGCGGGAGATCTTCCCCCTCATGAACGCGCTTGATTTCTTGGGTCACGAGGCCCTACTGGACGAGTGCGCCCGCGCGGTTGCCGCGTCTATCAGGGGGCTTGGGGCCGCCGAGATTCGGTCCATCTTCGGCCTAGAGAAACCCGTGCCTAAACTGTAAATGACAATCTATGTCATCAAGGGTAGCGACGGCTGCAACTTTGTCTACGTCAACACACGTGAAGAGGCTGTCAAGATCTGCACCGATCTACCGGGCCTCTTCACATGGGAGCCTCTCGAGCTGTTTAGAGATTGAAATAATTTTCTTGTGTAATTATAATGAAAGAGGTGATCGAGACGATCGAAGAAGTGACCGAGACGGTCGAGACGGTCTCAGTCGAAGTAAAAAAGGCGCATGGTATTCTGTCAAGACTGCTCGCGTGTTTTAGAGATCAGGATCGTATGTAAAGGTAATGGACGCGAAGACCAAGTGGGACACGGTCGTCAATGACCGTGCGTTTCGGCGAAAATTCACAGGCTGTAAAGGCGATTACGACATTTCAAAGTGTCGCAGAATCGTACATCCGAAAGGGACATTATACGTGCCCATCTCGGATGACGAGGGTCATTTCATGGCGTACGAGTTTGTCGGCTCGGGCGTCATACGCGTTTTCGATCCGGCGCACCCGAAAAGCCGGTACAGCGGTCACGTCGACCGTGCCCATATTTCAAAATTATCCGGACGCCGAGTCGTCGTCAGCAAGGACCACCCTCAATGGCACGAAGAGGATACGTTCTGTGCAACGTGGACACTCGCGTGGCTTCGGCCCGATATGCGCCACCTCACGGAACGGCGTGTCTCTTAGAGACGACGAGCGCCTGAAAAGGAATGGAAAAAATTTTCATAAAATACGCCATGGGTGCGTATACGTATGTGGCGATACGAACCACCGTCTACGCACCACCTCTTAAAAAGGAAGAGTACATGATCGACCGTGCAAGTTGCACGGTCCTGTACACACTACCAGCGCCCTGTGTGGCTCCAATTTGGGTTTACGCAGATCTCAAGAATCTCGAACACGTCGTGCGCAAGATGCCCGGACCCATCGACCGGAGTCCGTGGCCTTAGAGACGGCGCGCGCGTGAACAATAAATGAGCATGTCCGCCCTCTGCAAGGTTTGCCTGTACTACAACCACGGTGACAAGACGTGTGTGCGCTCGATCGTTGCCGTCAGTCAGGGCAAGATTCATCACAATTACGCCAAGTTTGTGCGTCTCGACAAGAACCAGTGCGGCCCACAGGGCAAGTGGTACATGGAGGTCATGGGTTCGGACGGCCTCTCGAAAAAGTCACCGGTCGAGGAGCTCCTCGAGTCTTTTGATATGTAAGGAATACGCCGCCTTGTAAACATAAGATGAACCTCATCGAACGCGTGGCCCATTGGGCCGATATCGACACGCGCCGAGCACTCGGCATCCCTCCAGGGAAGCTTCCCAAGTCCAATTTCACCCACCGGCCCATCGCCCCCACGACCTTCAGATACTTTGCGGCTCTCAAAAAGCTTCTGTACCTCAACTTTGACGAGTCATACGACGTGTTCACGTGGGAGGTTTATGACGATATAGAACCAGAAGGCGACGTGTGGTTCCATGGGCCGAACGCGTCGCACAGGGGCGTTTGGCGCGGCCTCGATCGATTCATGGAATTTGACAAGAACGGGGGTCACTTTGAGTTCCACTTTGCGGGCGAACCTGAAATCATTTGAAAATACTATTATGTAAGGCGTCACGGTACGCGATGACCAACTCGTCGTGCTCTCCGTTCATACCCTTGAACCGAAAGCTCGAATCTAAATTTTCAAGGATCGCACGGTCCTGCTCGACGATCGCCTTGCCCATGAGCACAAAGAGCGACGAAGGGACGCCAAAGTTCTGGCTGAACCCCACAAACATCTTCGTCGTGAACTCGTCGAGGGGGCACAGAGTCACGTACGTCATGAGCACGAGATCACCGTGGACGACCACGTCACTCCATGTCGTGTACGGGAGTGCAAACGTGTGGAAATTGTGCGTCGTGCTCAGCCCAAACAGTTTGGTCGAGATGGCTTCGCGATTCGGCACGTAGTCGAACTCGATTGTGTGGCCCCGGTGTACGACGTTTGTCGGTTTCTCACCGGCCGTCCCAAAACCAAGCGGGTTCGCGTGGACCCACGAGGCGTGACACGGGTCGATTCCATTCTCGATGATCATCTGAGCCGATTGCTTGATGGTCGTCTCGAACCACACGGTACTGAACCCGGGCTCGGTGACGTGCGGCACCTCGGGTGGGTCCGGCCCGTCCAGCCCTTTCGGACGGACCCATAAAAGGCCATCCTTATCTTTCTTATCAAAATCAATCTGGAGGAGCTCGGCACAATCGGCACCCCAAGGCTTGCATAGCTTCTTCTCGGTGTATTGCCATCCGTGGTACGGACACTCGAGGGCGCCATCATGAAGCACCCGGCCGCCCGAGAGCGACGCACCCCTGTGCCGACACGCGTCCGACGTGATCTGGACCTCATGATTGCCACCGCGCCACACGACGTAGTTGCGGCCCGATAGGGTCACCTTGCGTGGCTGGCGACCGAGCGTCGCGGTGCGCGTCAGTGCGATCCAGCCCTCCATCTTACTTTAAAAATGTTTGCTATTTTTAAATGGACTATTACACTCTGCTCTTCTGGATCGGATTTCTGACTCTGCTCATCATTCACGCCCAGATGTACAAGGTGAACATGCGTCACTCGGTCGTCGCAATCACCGGCGCCTTGGCGATGTTCGTTGGCTCCAAGATCGGCCGCGAATTTCTGGGTATCAATTAATGAAGAGCTGTCAGAGGGCCGGGCCTAAAAACAAAAAGTGCGTCAGGACCTCCAACAAAAAGGTTTTCAGCCTCCCGCGAAAGTTCTCCAAGCTCGCGTGTCTCTTTGGCCCTATTAGGGGGTTTACGATGCGCGCGAGTTGTGCGCCGTGGAAGAAGTGAAAAGTGGATATTTTTATATAACGATAATTTATGGACCAGTTGAGCAACCTGGTAAACCGGTACAAGGAGGCCAACGCCGCCAACAGACCCGCTATATTTACACAGATACAGGCCCTGCTACGCCGAATAAAGAACCAGAATGGTGAGCAGGCCATGCAGGAGTTGCAGCTCGCCATGCGTCGCAAGCTCAGACCA